TTTGATCAAAAACAAATTACCATTGATGCCGTCAGGCGTTGAGCACTTTGCTACTGTAATTGATCTGAAGATTTTTTTAGATCAAAAACAAAATACCTCTGATGCCGTTAGGCGTGTTTGTAAAAGCCCTAGGTAACACTAGGGCTTTTCATTTTTCTGATTTAAATACTTAAGTTGGCTTCCACATCTCTTTGCACAAGATCATCGTGCCATTTTTGAGAGACATTTGATTCAAAAATGCTTTTTAAATACTTTAGGTAAGCTGTTGAAGTTTTATACGCAGTTGGTCCGTTATAAAAACAATTTTCTACGATAGTATTTGATTTTTTAAAAAAGAAAATACGACCAGTTGCTAAAGATTCGTGCCTAGAATAATCATCAGAATTGTAATGATAGGCTTTAGCGCACCAATCTAAATATTTTTTTTCCAGATTCTTTAATCTTGATTGGAAAGTAGCGGTTTTCATTTTTTTGTCTTCTTGGCTTTTGGGTGCCACCCTTTGATATATTTATTATCGCACGGTGCTGTAAAATAGTAAAGCACCTTTTTTCTAATATTCCAAAAAATTTATGATAACCGAACCCAACTTCCGATAATCGTCATTTGGTCTCATTAGTGAACATTTGTTTATTCTTTGTTGTCTCTGATCTGTTTGGCAATCTTGATTAATGTCTCAACGTGGACTTTTTTCTTGTCATTGATATAGTTGGCTATATTTCCATTAGATTTTTTAGTCCACTTTTCGATCTGTCTCAAGGTTCCCGAGGATCTAATATACTCGATCAAAATTTTCCGGCACTCGGCCACAGTGCTTTCAACCTGATCGATAGGTTCCTCAAAATGTTCCATCTTGAGTCCATTGCACACTTAATACCCTCAAAAAATCAGGCCACTTTTTGGAGTCCGACCCTCTCAGTAATTTTACAAATTTAGAGTCCTCTATAATTTTCATTCATTGCTCCTTATATTCGATTTTATTAATGTTCAAAAAGTCTATTACTGCCTGTGCGCAATCTCTAATCTCAATAATGACGTTATTTTGTTCAATTATTGGGTATTTTCCGGACCCGCCAGAACTTTGGAACACTCCGTTAATAACGGAACAATTTTCCCCTATTTTTACCTTGTTATCACGACCACCACGGTGGGCAATCGTTCGACCTCCAAACTGTAACGTTTGAACCTGACAATTAACTTTAGATAAATCGACTTGGATTGATCGCAAAGGAACAAACATTGTTCCGTCAGTGCCGTAAACCTCTGTCAAAATTTTTCTGACTTCCGCCTCTTTAGCAAGTGGGAAAGTCCATTCCAAGCCGTTCCACTTACCGCCAAGCTTTTTCGCTTGCGCAACATAAACCGAGTTGTACGGCGTAATTGTTCGAACTTGACTCTCTTTGATTTCCACATTAATCCCCGGTGGTACTAATGTGAATTGATTCTCGGTTTCTTTTTTTTGCTCGATTGATGGAGGTGTCTCTTGGCTATAATTTGCTAACCAATTGAGATAATCTTCGAATCGTGTTAACCTGTAATATTGATCTGTTGATTGCAACCGATTCGGCGGTTGTGTCTGTTTGACTAAGTCCAAGTCGTACAAATATTCCAATGTGTCCAAAATATCTTCGTCGTCGATTCCAAGGCTCAACAATTTTTTATAAGGCACGAAATTGCTGAAAGAAATCAAACGGTATATAGATCTAACTGTATTCTTGCGGTGCTCATTAAAGCCAGAGCACCGCAGAATAGAATCGTTAATATCGATCGGAAGATCAAGACAGCCTCGCTTACTCGTCCACTCAGCTGCAACGTAGCATTGGATATAGTCACGATATTTGATCCACCACTCGGATTGTTTATGAGTGAAAAGTTTTTGCCGTGCATCCTGGACAACCTCAAAGAGTTCTATTTGAGATTGTGCGTCTTGATCCAGCGACAATTTTCCTTTCTCGGGAATTGCATTAAAGCGAGAATTGAGTGCTTGTAGGCGAATTTCTTCTGCCCACTTATTTTGTTTATCAGTACCAATTAATTTAGGTAAACCGTTGTCCATTTTTTTTATTCTCTTGGCTTTTGGGTGCCACCCTTTGATAAAAAGATTATCGCACGGTGCTGTAAAATAGTAAAGCACCTTTTTTCTAATATTCCAAAAAAATTAAACTGCGCGCCACTTGGCACTATTTATCCCTTGGGTATTCGATGCCAAATATCTTACTTACTTCCAAACGAAAATTCACAATCTTCAAGCGCTTTCTTTTCTGATTCTTCTGCTGAATATCCATGTTCAGAACGCCAATACAATTTTCGCTCTTCGAGATAAATCTCTTTTTCGAAACGCCGCATCTTTGGGCCCATATTTTTAACTACTTCTCTTCCAAATTCAGTAATGTCTTCTTTTATAACAAGATTATCGTTCATTTGTTTTTCTCCAGTATTAAGGTTTTAAAATTTCTCTTCTGAATAAATTTTAGCTAAAAGGCAAACCCGATTTTCTTTCTGGTCTGATCTGAAAAACGTTTTTGCCTTTTCTTTCCGACGGCCGAGGAATCTTGATTTTTCTCGAATCGATTGATTCGAGATACAGCGATAGTGCGTCTTTGGCAAATGCCAAAGACTCTTCCAGCGTATCACCCTCGGTGATGCAACCAGGTAAATCCGGAAACTCAACTGTATAACCTCCTTCGTTTTTATCTTCTGTTAAAATCGCTGGGTAACTGATCATTATTTTAATCCTGCTGTTTTAAGCTTTAGTTCCTTTTTTGTATATTGCATGTGATCCCTTGTCTTCCTGCTTTGTGGGGAACCTACACGGCCTCATTGTATTTTCTGATCTTTTCGATTTCTTTGCCGTGATCGTTTTGCGCCTCAAAGAGATCGTACGTGTTTTGTAAGTTGAGCCAAAATTTTGCGGTTTGTCCGAAAAATTTCCCCAAACGCAATGCGATTTCTGGGGTAATAGATCGTTTGCCCAAAACCAGGTTACTCAAATTTGATCGTGGAATTCCCGTCTCAATTGCAAGTCTATATTGAGATACCTCAATCTCGTCGAGATAGTTTTTCAGAATTGCGCCTGGGTGTGGATTGTATTTTTTGCTCACGTTAGTTCCCTCCTTAAGGTTTTAAAATTTCTCTTCCGAATAAATTCTCTAGTTTAACAATTTGTGCAAGGGTCGGCCACCGTTGTCTTGGTATACAAATGTAGCCTTAACAAAAGACATGTATATGTTAAGACTTAACCTTTTTCTTCCATCCCTCTTTTGTCCAGTAAGACAGAGGAGCCAACTCAGACAGTTGTCTCTCTAACTTTTGCCGCTCTCGCTTTGCTTCATTTTCCGCGATCCTAAATTTATCCCATTTAAGATACAGTCGGATTCCGGCCTTGCGATCTTCCTCAGAGATTCCTATGTTTTCAAATTTTTTTTTGTTCTGAAATTCGACAGAATATTGTTTGAGCGTGGATATATGGATTCCTGTTAGTTGATGTATTGCTTTTAGTCCTCCCGATTTGCCTATTTGATTTTTAAATCGTGTGAATACCAAACGTTTACGATCGGCCGGACTAACTTGTCGGCCAACTGTATTGAGGTGATAAACTAACTCTTGCTCAATGTCCGGATCCATATCTACCTGGAATCGGATAGTAGGCACTAGGATTCCGAGTTCTTGCGCAATTACAACCCTATTAGATCCAGAGAGGACAGTGTAGTCTTGCCTACAGTATACCGGGTGTAAAATCCCATTGCGTTTGATCGATTCCCTTAGCTCCTCGTATTGCTCTCCTTGTAAGAGGGCAAAAGGCTGATCCTCTACGATTATGAGTTTCTCGGGATTTTCGTAATATAATTTTGTGGGTTTAAACTTTTGTATATCTGCCATGAGACGGCAGTATATAATAGTTAGGTTTTTTGCCTGTACTTTTTTATCAAAAAATACCCCGCAATTTGCGGGGTTAAATGAGATGGAATTTACTTAAGGATTATATCACGGTGCTAGTATATATTCTTTCGTTTCGTCCGTCGGCTTCGCTGAAGACCCTCCGAACCAACTCACAAACCTGTAAACGTATGCGGCCCTAAACGCGCCCATTCCGTCTTCTAAACAAATTTTTTTTAGAATCTGATCTGCGGTATCACGATATTTTATATGATCTAATTTTTCTTCCCGCATCAATTGATAGAGTGCGTCATGTACTAAAGATCCCCGCATAAAGGATTTTGTATCAAACGTCGGGCCACTTGGTCCATCCCAAGCATATCCGGCCTCTATACGTAATAGACCGCCTGTATCCAGTGAGACAAAAGTTTTTATTCGATGTCCGACCTGAACTCGGTTATCCGTTTTAATATTTGTCTGATAACTATAAGATTGTATGAGTTCGTATTTGTAGCTTTTAAGGCTTTTATAAACTATTCGATCCATTGCTGTCTCCATTTTTTCCCACAAGTCCGATCGCGGCAAGTCCGGCTGTGATCGCAATTGACGCCTGCGTCCAATCCGCTTTGCCTACGAATACGGATACGATCGCTCCGACCACGAGGGCAATTCCTAGGATCGTTGAGACTCGGCCCTTGGTTGCGTTTTCCGAGAGATGACTCCAAAATGTTTTTTTATGTTTGGTCATATTATATTTCCTTTATGTGTTATCTTACTAAGTCCATCATGTGTGTATCTGTGCGAAAAATGTCTGGGAATACTGTTTCGGGGAGGTAGGACATGAACCCATCGAGGTCTTTGGAGTATCCTTTAGTATACACTCCAGCAGGGTCCGAAATCCAGAGGCCAATGATTTTTCCCTGGTCGTTTGTCCTATAGCCGACTGCTGTTATAATGTGGCCACCCCCTTTACCTAGATGGATTCCTAGCATAGGTTGACGTTCGAGGAGTATCCCATACGCAAGTCGGTTTAACGAATTGATTCCAACTTTAGTATAGTCCACCCTGGGGACTGGGGTCGCGTCCGGAAACGCTTCGGCAAGGACTTGATTTATAATCTTACGATGTTGTTCCCAAAAAAATCTTTTGTTGTTCTCAACTGTATCGCCACTTTTGTATTCCCCCACTCGAATCAAATACGCGAGTTCGTCAACGCGGCCGGAGGCTTTGTACCCCAGTCCACTTTTAATCAGGTTGTCTATCAATTTGTTAACAAAAGCATTTCCGGACGAAACGAAACACTGGTTGAACCGTCTCCACTCTTTTGTAAAACTCATATTAGATGACCCGTCTATATTCACATTGTTCTTTTGCGAATAGTGCCACGCTTCCGAGAGTACGTAATCGTTCTTAGTGAGTCCGTAATTTCCTTTTTCGATTTTTCTAAGCCCTTCTTGGATCACCGCTTTCTGTCCTCTTTAAGTTCTTGTAATATAGTTGTGAGCGTTGCGAAGGTTGTGTCTACTCGCAAGGCCGTGTTGTTTAAACTGTCAAGCTTTGCTTTGATCTCCACCATATCTTTATTTAAATTCGTTATATCCTTTCCCTGGAGATCGGATTGATTTTTTGCCTCATAGGCAACTCGTTTCGCTTCTTTGATTTGCCCGTAAATGTCTTTTAAAAAAAAAGAAATCAGTGTAGTCGTTACACCAACTGCCCAATTTATTTGTTCTTGCGTAAACACTGTCCCTTCCTTTGTTTATATCAACTCCAAGCCTCGGCTAAATCCAAAAACTCTTCGGGTTTTAAATTTCGTATTTTTTCTTCAATTCGCTTTTCGTGATACTCGATTACTGTCTCCAAGTGTTTTGCACGGTCCAATGAGTCGTAAGCAACGGTTTTGACTTCTTTGAGTTGCCGTATCAAGTCCTTGAAAAAATACCCGAGGACTCCAATCACTGTCGTGATAATTATTTTGAAAAGTTCGTCGAGGGTCATGGGCCTGCGGCCTCCGTCTCGATTTTTACCCACGACAGTTCTAAATTAAAACCGGAAAGCTCATCGTCCTTTAGTTCGTTAATCTTTGATTTAACTTGATCGGCAATGTCAAACAGTATCCGCCAGCGCATTCCCATCGACGTTGCCAACGCATTAAGCTGTGGCAAAGAAGTGATTTGGTGGCGAGTGTTGTTTTTGCGGATCCAATATGGTGTTTCGATCCCCCGTCCCCAGTCTTGTATTGCAAGGCCAATTCTGTTAAGCGACATTTCGTCTGTCTGGAAAATTTCGCCTTCAAAAAAAACACCCTCATTACACTTGTTAAAAAAGAGCATCTTTGTTTTTTGGATAAGTTTTTTCCGAAATTCTTCTGCGGAGGTGTCAAAAGGAATCTCCCACTCGTCTTCTGGCTTTTGGACTAATTTGCCGTCCAGAAGTTTGGTTTTTGGAATCGGCCACTGATCAAGAACGCATAGGTTAGGATCGGCCGCAGTCATCTGTCTCCACCCTTGTATAATTCGTTCCTGTGAAGACTCTTCAATCACCTCTCGTGTTCGGAGATTTAAAAATATCATGGTGTATATTCCTTTGCGTTAAGATACATCCAAACGCGCAAAGACCTGTCTTGAGTTTTGCGTCCGGATCTAACTGGACCAAAACCAGATTGGTTTTGTGGAGCGGAAGTTGAATCGGTTGTCGATGTTTGATAAATTTGAAAATCATACTGCCCGCCGATTCCGGTGTACACTACTATAGGAGAACTACCTCCGTAACGATCAGTATAGTTGTGCAAATGTGATTGCACAAAATCTAATATACGTCCGTTACCAATAAATCCAGGGGATACAGTGTCCCGGTTCCGAAGCACGGAATCGAAGACAGGCCTCCACCGAAATGAAGTGGCGTTATACGCACCGGCCACAAGTCGCCTATAGGGGTAGATTTCGATTGTTGCACCTGATATTGTCCCGATAGGATTTGTGCCGCCGGCATAGGATACGCCGATTTTAAGAGAGCTTGGGTTAAGCGTATTTACAATCGAGCCGTTTGTAAATTTGAGCTGCATATAAGTTCCAGCCGCTATCTTGCCTGTGCCGTTTCCGATGTCCGTTACGGCTCTTACAACGAGAGCGTAGTTGTCGATAAGCGCAGCGTTTACAGTTGCGGGAGTAATTCCATCGGTTGACTTAAACATTGCGTAATAGTTTAAATCGTCGAGTATCATCGAGAGTAAGCTCGCTGTGGCCGATCCTGATAACGTTAGTTCGACCGAAGAATTCGAATCGTACTTTGTGGCCACTGTCACTTGGTAGGTGTCTACAAAAGTGCCAACACCAAGCGGGTCCCCAACTCCCCATTTCAGTCCACGCAAAAACGGCCCAAGTTGTGGCCAATTTGCATCCAGGCTGTTTGATAAATCTTGTGCTAGGTCAAAAAAAGGCTTCGCGGGTGAAGGAGTGATTCGATTGAGAGTCGAAAAAATTGTAAACTCATCGATCAATCCTTTTGCGCCCGCAGATATAAATTGTTTTGCCGTAGTTTCTGTGATTGCGTCTGGAGAGATTCCGGCCGAAGGAGCGGCACTGACGTCTACGTTATTCAAAATTACAATTCCAATTTTGCCGTTAACAGAGGTTACGCTTGCAGCACTCGGCGGAAGTTGCGACGACGGGACAAGCCCATCTTGTCCTAATGTTGCAACACCATTTGCAACTCCCTTTTCCGTGATTGGAATCTTCGTTGCCAATGCGGTAAAAACCGTTGTTGCGAAGTGTGGATCGCTGTTCAGCATTTCGAAAATCTCACGGAACGTATCTGCACTTTCCGGAGCTCCATTAATGAGTCCGTTTATGGCCGCCTGGATTCGTACAGACATTTCTGATTCAACCCAGTCGCGTCGGGTCGCGTGGTCCGCGTTGGTCGGTGCATTGACAATCGAAAGACTGGGGACGCCGGTTATGTTGTTTTGTGTGTCGATTGTGATTCCAGTTTCGAGGACGTCCAAATCAGTTGCACCTGATTTAAGTAGTCTCTGTCCAGCAAATGGATTTAGTTTTGATAGTTTATTCTCGTTAAGCCAACGGAGGCATCTGGCAAGTACGAGATTTGGAGCACCAAGTATCGTACTCCAATAAAATGCATCGACTCCGATCATCCAAGCACCGAACCCCACTACAGTGGAAGCAAGTTTTTCGAGAATTGATTGATATTCTACAGGAGTAAATGAATCGCCATCTCGGGTAATCGTTCCGACTACCTCGAAAGAACCGCGATATGGATATGAAATTTTCCCTTGGCGAGTAACCATTAGGTCGTATTTAAAAATTGAATCACCAAGCATATTGCGTGTATGTGCTGGAACGAAATTTACTACGACGAGATCGTTTTCGAAATTGCATCCTGGATCCGTGGGAAGAATGTCTATCGAGAGTTCAATCTTGGTTGCGTTCGAGTTCTTTTTTACCTGTAAGCGGACCAAGGCATATGGATCGGCGATTTCAGGAATGTTTGGAAACTCGAAAGCAATGGAAGAGTTCTGTAGTAATTTTAAAGGATTATCAATTTCCATCTTATTCTACAATTACGCTTCCATAATATTCGATGTCATGACGGTACCCGCCTTTCTGTAAAGAGTCAGTCCTACGAACAAGAACATCGAAACGGTATGCACCATTCGATAATTTCGAGGTTTCTAAATTACTCATCTTCAGGTTGTATCCACCTTCCACGATTTCGGTTTCAAAGGTTCCTTTTGGTATAGGATTACCCTTCTCTATTTTTCCGAGTTGAGAGAAAACGGTCGCGTCTTCTAAATGCGGAGATTCAAAAAAATGCGCGAAATCTTCACCACCTCTCATGAATAATCTTAATTCTTTCATGAGAGGTTTACCATTTTAGCAACATCCATTCCATTAACGCGTTGCTTGGGCTTGTCCACCGGAATTCAAATTGGCTTCCAGTATCGATGACCTGAAACGGAGTGCTACCGGACCCATAGGATCCACATCCGCTAATATTTGCTCTACTGTTTCGCCAAAAAAGAGTCCCTCGTCGCGGAGCGTAAGCCTCCATTCCGAGTTTTCCGCTCGGGCCTCCGTTTGGGTCGTTTGCGTAATCACGCACATTTACGGACGCCTCTACCCACTTGACGAGATTCGCGAGAGGACTTAGTTGACCATTAATCGAATTGTCTGCGTTTGTTCGCGCGGTCACTTCAGCCGCAAGATTGTTTATTACGGTAGTGAGTTGCGAAAGTCTTACCGAATCATTTGGATTGGTTCCGGCTGCAAGATTGATAATCTTATTAAGATTTGCGTTCAGATTCCCTAACATCGGTAGAGATCCATCACGAGATAGTTTTTCAGCAAGTGCAAGTTGCTCTATATATAGGTCATTTTGGACGTTTTTAACTGATCCTACTCCAAAATAACTGACAATATATTGCGATCCGATTGGAACTGTGTCTGGAACTACAACTAACGCAATACGTGGAGAAACGTATACTTGCGAACCAGTTGGTGCGGTTGCTACTCTGGATTGTCGGTTCTCTGGAACCTTATGAGCATCCGTGTTACCTTGATAAATCAGGAGAGTACTGTTGTCGACTGGCCTTTCGAAAAGTTTAAATCCTCGTCGACCAGCGTATTCTGGGATTATTTGAACACTATGAACTTCGGAAGTGATTTCCTGAAAATTAAAAGTTCCAGTAATCTCGTCGTATCTCCAGTCAATACACTGTAGACCGACAGGAATTGGTGGTAGTGCCATTATTTTCTCATCATTATTTTTTGCGTTTCAATCTGTGTGGTGTATCCTGCGAGATATTTCTCGAATCGGTTATCGGTTGAACCAAAGGTAAGTTTACAGAAACGTTTCTTCCCTTGGTTGTATTCGACTTCTTTGAGGGGGACTAAAAATTCAAGGGTCGTGTGTGAGAAAATTTCAACGTTATCGAGCCATACGATACAGTCAGGAGGACTGAAAAATTTCCATCCGATTTCGCCTATGAAATCGAGTTTCATCGTGGATACGTCCACTTCGAATTTGATCCATCCGTCTTTATATCCAATCGGAACCGGAATCAAATCCTGTTCAAGGAAGGACGCTTTTCCGAGTCCGAATCGTATAAATCCACCGGGATTCGCGACCCAATTATCTTGCTCGTTCGCCATGACTTGGAACGTAATTTTCTTCAGTGAGAATACTTTTTTGTTGACTGTTTTCCGGTAAGTTACGCCGTCGGCATTGGATAAGACGAGTTTATGAGATGCTGCTCCGGCAGTAAGATTTTTTGAATCGGTCGTTACCGACAACTTCGTGGGATCGGATATTACGAATCCAGTGAGCGAATCCATTTCCTCAAGTGATTCTGTAAAATTATCCGGCGTCGTCGGAACGATATAGTCGCCAAACTCGTAATAACGGAAAGGTGCGTTGTTGATTGTGATGATGTATTTGGGGTCTTTTCGCTTTGCGAGAATTCCGGCGAGGTAGAGATCACCAACTTCCTTCGTCATTGAAGCGGGAACTTCAATCCCGCCTCCGGGAGGCATTTTAACTCCCCATTTCGCAATCGAAGTTTCGTCTCGAATTTCAGTCAGGAATTTCGAACCAGATCCGGACGGATCCTTTACATAGAGTTTGATGTAATTCCAAATACCCGAAACATCGCGCTTGAAATCCACGTCGTTAAATGCAAATCCAACATTCAGCTTGTCGATAGGTTCGGTTCGTCTTTCTTTCAGAAAATAAAATCCATTCCCGTCAACCCCGGCAATCCAAAGGCCGCCAAGCATATTTTGAACAAGGTCCACGAATTTCCAAAGGGTCATTCCGTTGAGATCGAGCTCACCAAGTGTAGCGCGCCCGATTGAATCTTGAATTAAGTTTCGCGAATAGAAGACAGGAATTTTTTGGCCGTATTCCGAAAAGACTTGGGCTACGAGATCTGAAATCGGAGTGAGGGGGTTCCCCCACTCCTTCGGAAAAATCTCGACCCAACCTTTGATCACAGTTTGCGGAAGGACGGATGGATTATGAATTCGGAGGGTCAATAAATCGAGTATTTCAAGAACTTCAAAGAGCCCTTCATTTTCAGAATCCTCTGTTTCGTTTACTCGAATTTTTTGTCCGATTTCTATCGAACCGGTGTTGAGGTTTTGGGGAAATACAGTATTCGCTCCGAGATAGAGAATTGCATCCGTATTCGTAGAACCTGTTACTGTAATCTGATGTATATTCCAACAGCGATTGTTTTTTATATCGATTTCTTCAAGACGCTTACGCATTCCAAGATTCTTATACGATAGACCATCCTTCCCCTTTTGCATTTGATCAGGGGTCTCATAAAAATATCCTTTGTAAACATCTCGGCCATCAATGCGAGTTTTGAAAGTTGCAAAATCGGGAAGAGGGAAGTCGGGTCTCTTCGTGAGTTTCAACTCCGCGCTCTTTGGTCCGTTCTCGTCAACGACGGTTTTAAGTTCTGAGGGAAGAGGATATTTAATTCCGAGCGGGAAACGCGCGACCATACTTCCGGAAGCGGATGAGAACTGAACTTGTGAATCTTCGTCCGGCCCTCCGGTAAAATCTTCGAATATCGTGGATTGAGTTGGTTCTCCTTTACAAGAAGTTCCGTAAACCGAACCGTCACCGATTTCATTTCCGGCTTTTTCTCCGTGTCCGTAAATTGCACCTTCAAAGATTTGGTAACCCATCCTTAAGCCTTCCTTGCTTGATGTTTTACTCGAATCTTCACGGGGGAATTATTCGCTGAAGAATATACCATTCGGTTCAAGCCAGCTTTAAAGACGACGAAATTGCCACCTGTCCAATAACTATTATTCGTAGACCATCTTATCGGTGTGTTTAAGTTCCCCCTTCCACCAATCCGTACTTCACCCACTTCCGAATCTATGATCATGTATTTATTCAATTCGGTAGTATCCGAGAAGGAAAGGCATTGAATCCGTTGAGTTGCAAAGCCGCTTCCCTGTTCATCATAGAGGTCGATTGAATAATCGGGATTGAGGTTTGAAGCGGCTTCGAGTTCGATGATGGGATGGCCATCGATATACCAATCTGGAATCCGAAAGTCTATTTTGCCACCGGACGGAAGATTTATCCAACCCGTATCCGATTCTCTTGAATTTTCCCAAAGGACATCCAAAAGTATGAACTCAATTGGGACCTCTTTTTCAATCCTTGCTTCATTGCCTTTATCGAACCGTTCTGGGAAGGAAGAAAATTTCACTTTGGTTCTGCGTTGGTTGTGAGCGTCGATTAGCCAAAATGGTGGCTTGTTGTTTATAAAGAATGCTCTAATTTTTGATTTGAAATATATATAATCCGTATCAGTTTCAAATCCTTTAGAAACTGATAAAATCAACTTATTCGAGGCAATGAAATTATTCGATTGGTCTTCCGACCCCCACGCTTCAAGCCTGGGCACAAGGGCTTCAGGAAGGTTAAAATCAGTCGGGGAAACAAGGACGCATTCATCCTGTAGATCGAATAGCGTTTTTCCCAGATTGTCTTCAACGATGAATTCCATTATTTTTTTAAATAAGCCACCAATTTTTGAAAGTGCTTTCGTGCGATTTCTTCGACTTGCTCTATTTCAGGAATATAACGTAGGTAGTATTCTTCACCGTCTTCGAAAATATTTGGGATATATACCATTGCAACCTTGATGCTGTATTCGTTTGGATTTCGAATAATATGAAATAATATCCTGGCCTTTTTTGTATGCAAATCTCTACCATCAACCATTTTGATATCACACCATACCGGAGTCTTGTTTTTCCAAAAGATTAAATCTTCTTTGTCTTTCTTATCAATTTTGAATGATGGAATTTCGCATCTTTCTTGTTCTGAATGGAATGAGGTATTAAACTCTGTATAATATTTTATGATTTTTTCTTTAAGAACCTTGTCGCTGAGATTTGTTTTTTCAGAAACGCGATAGTTAACAAACTGTTCCATGCGTTCTTTTGTAAGAACCTCCGATTCCGATTTTTTTAGATGAGCGATAAGGTTGTCAAAGTGAAACCGTGCATACTGTTCCGCTTTAACAACGTCGTATTTATATTCTATAGCTTCGCTGTTTTCAAAAAATATTTGACTAGCGGCGACTATATTTTTTCTTCCTTTTAAACTAAATTCATGGCTGATATCTGAATAATCAGATCGAATCTTCGTATCAAAAAGCTTTAGGTTTAATTTTTTATTTTCAAATGTGATTTTATAAATAAATCCAGCTGTATGAAAACGTCCTTCCATTGATTCGTAGTGCGGTTTATCATATATACGAGTCAAGACTTCAAGTTGATTAACGCAAAAGACTGCAATAAATTCATCATAATCGAGTTCTTTAACTTGATAACTCGCAAGACAAGATTCTTCATTAGATTGATCAATAGAATTGAATTCTTTGTAATAATTGATTACTTTTTGTTTTATTTGTTTTTTGTTTTGAGGCAAAACTTCTGAAAGTTGAAATGTTCCGTCTATAGTTCCTTCTTCGATAAGTTCCATGTATTTTTGTAAAGCCTCCCTTTCTTTCGTAGTAATACATCCTAATATCAACCCCATACTCAAACTTAACAATAGTGTAATTTTCTTAATCATAATCACTCCTAAGTTCAGATTGGAGAGGATCGGGACAACGATCAACTCAAAACTGACTCCCCTTTCGCCTTGGAATACATCCACTCCATGAACATTTCGAAAAGAACCCGTGGATCTTGATAATTTCCATTTGTCCCCTGAAATATTGGTTGGTAGTTGAAAATGTTATCTCCTGATCGATTTGAAACGCTTTGAGTGAGTTTTTCTGCAATAGTGCCTTCCAAAGAATCCCATCCTCTTTCCGGAACCACGACTTCTTTCGGAGTGAGTAGGGCCGGAATCGAATCCTTTCCAGGAATCCCTCCTTCCGCCAAACCACCTTTCGAAAATCCCATCCAAGGAGGATATTTTTGAGCCTGAGCGGTGCTGATCGCCATAGCCCCTGTCGCTGCAGAAAGCATCGTAATCACACCCAAAAATGCGGCTCCACCCACAAGCCCAAGAGGGCCAGTGGTGGCTGTCAAAGTTGCCCAGGCCGCGACACCTTGAAGGATAGCCATGCTCATTGTCATCATCGCAGCTGCAACTTGCGCTCGTTTATTCGCTTCGAAAGAAGCGCGTCCAGCTTGCCATTCTAGGAAGGAAGTAAGACGTTTCGCATTCTGTTTGTCCGCCTCTGCTTTCTGTGTTGCAGTGGCCTTATCGGCTTCGATTGCTTTCTCTTGATCTGCAATCGTCTTTTGTTTCTTATCGTTTTCCTTTGCACGCTTCGCATCTTCAGCATCTTGATTTTTATTTTCTTTCGCAATGTCGGCCGCAGTTTTATCGGTCCAACGTTTTCGTAATTCATCCTTTTCTTGTTGCAAGCGATTGAATAATTCGAGTTGAAGCGCTTTGAAGTCAGCATCATCTTTATGGATTCGCTCAAACTCTGCGATTTCCGCGTTGTGCTTTGCTTCGAGAGCAAGTGCTTCTTCGTTGTAATTGGCGTCGTTTTCGGCCTTGATTTTTTCAGCTGCTTCGTCGCGTCTCGCTTGTTTCTGATCCTCATATTCCTTTTCGGCCTGAGCCATTTTATCGAGGGTATCTTGCAACTTAGCAAGTTCTGAATCACGAGCTGAAAGAAAGTTCTGAAGATTTGCGTCAATCATTCGATCGACGACTTGCCCTTGAAATTGCCAGCGTTGAACTTGGTTTTGAACGTGAACTTGAGTCGCTTGGGCTTGCGCTTGGAATAGCTGTGTAAACGCACCTCCGACTTGATTGACCGCGCTGATTCCAGTTTTAGCCCAAGCTGAAATTGATTCAGCGAGCCCGCCTGAATTATTCCGTGCCCGGTTTAGCTGTTCTGCGAATTCGAAAGTTCCAGATTCTAATTGTGTAAGTGGACCTGTGCTGTCTTGAAGTTTTGATTTTAGACGCGCTATCTCTCCTGCCGCGTCATCGAATGCTTTCGCGCTATCTATTCTTGCATATAATGTAAAGTGTTCATCAGAAGTGATCTTACCAGCTTTAAGTTTTCGATCGAGTTCCTTCTTCGCAGATTTTATTAAGGTATCGAGCTCAGTGATATTTTCTGGTTTTAACTTGAGAACGACGTCCGGGTGTATTTGATATTTACGAGATAGTTCATTGACAACTTTTTGGAGAGTTTCTTTGTCTTCAATCTGATCGATCGAAATATCTTTTCCATTCAGAGCAAGCGGGATTTCTCCACCTTTCTTCTGAGAAAAGTCGATGAGTTGTTTTTTAAGATACTCAAAGGATTGCGATTCAATGGTCGAAATAAGTTTGACTTGGGCGGGATTCGCTTTCCAGAACTCTTCTATAATTCTCTTTTGTTCAGAGAGATCTTGCTTGAGTTTTCCTGATCCGCTAAAGTCAACGAGTGGGCCCTTTGCTTTAGGTGTTTCTGCTTCTTTGTTTAACTCTTGAAGAGCCTTTCTCCATTTATTTATTTCTTCGCCGCTTATAAAACGACTACCAAGTAAATTCTTCTTAAATATTTTTTCTGTTTCCTCTGCGGTTACACCTAACTGCTTTAACTTTTTTTGAAGATCGTCTAATTTATTGTCTCCAGCAACATGTCCGTTGACAGCTGAACTATAAAGTTTATTTATGAGATCATCTGCTGCTTTTAGATTCTCCCCAAAAATCTCTTTTAATCGTTTCTTCTTATCTGCAAGATCCTTTTCTTCCCCTTCCTTCTTGTACCGCTCGACGATATCAATCGTAAATACGACAGCAGTAATTCCAAGCCCAATCGGACCGAGCACTTTCATCCAAGCCTTAGCGCCTTCGAACCCCATAAGCTCAAGAGTTCTTGTAATAGTGACGAGCGCGGCACAGAATCCGACTCCTGCAGTTGTAGCGACGATAAGAGATTTTCCGGCATTATTGATCGTGAAACCGAGTTTATCAAGATCACTTTGAGACTTCGTTATTTGCTCGTTGAGTTTCTTCCACTCTTCCGAACCCTCTGGAGCCTTTTTGATTTTTTCCCGAAGTTCGTCGAGTTCCGAGGAAAGTTTCTTTGCTTCGTCACTATTACCTATGAACCCGGCAATGGATGACATAAAAGATCCACCGATGTTTAGAAGTGGAGTAATGGACTCCTGATAAAGTTTTCCAAGCGCAATTTGGGCTTTAGAAGATTCTTTATCAAGTCTACCGAGAGAACCGGCATATCCTTCAGTGAGTTCCGCAGCCTTCCCTTCAAACGGTTCCGCTTCCTTTAGTGTTTCGTTATAAAGGGCTTGAAGTGCGGCTTGTTTCTTCGTGGCGGAAGAAAGGTCTTCCATTTTGTATCCGTGTTTTTCCAACATTTTCGAAATGTTGGTCTGGATACCGGTTGCATCAGAGAGAACAGAATTTTGGTTTTTGTAACCTTGAGAGGCGACGTCTATCGATTCGGAAAGAGAGTAGTTTTGCTGTCTGAGAACGGAACCTACATTAGCGTGTGCTTTAATGAGATTAGTCGCCTGTTCAACGCTGTATCCCATCGCGATAAAGTTCCTGGCAGCGGCCGTTACCGAATCTTTCTGAAGATTCAGATCCTTAGAAAGTTTCTCTACGCTGTCAGTTGCGGGCTTGACCGCTTCTTCGCCAAAGTTGTATTTAACGATAGTTGAAAGCCCTTTCATGGTCATCGCAGCTTTTTCTGCAGTGTCCATGAGAGACTTTATTTTCTCAAGACCGGCAAAGACGGAGTATCCACCTATGATAGATCCAGCCATCGCTGTGATATTGACAAACTTTTGCGCGGAACCAGACGCCTCGTCGATTTTCTTTCGTGTAAGCTCGATCGAACTTCGCAAACGGTTAAACGAATCTGATCCAATTGTCGAGGAACTGAGGCTTGTCTTAAATTTTTCGAGCCGCGCCTCTAAACCTGCAAGTGTATTTGTCGAAAGTCGTACCGCTTGTGGTTCAATTGGTTGGAATTTCTGGGATGCCTTCCGGGCTTCCTCGATTTTCGAACGAACTACTTCGATAGCTCGACCTAAACGATTGAAGGATTCTCCGCCGATTGCTCGGTTATCAAATCCGGTTTGAAGTTTTTTTAAAGAATCCTCAAGTTCTTTGACTGTCGTTGTGGATGCTTTCGCAATTCGCTGATCAATCGCAATGGCTGCGTTAATTGCGGCACCAACAGGCTTAATCGTTGTTGTAAAAACTTTAATGTGGGATGAAAAGTCATCAATTTGAGTCTTCGACTCTTTGATACCCGTTACCTGAATCCCTAATTTTAATAAGCCTTGTCCAGTTCCCATTCTTTACTTGTTGGCCTTAATGTCCTTCATCTTATCTTTAAACTCGGCTTGCATTGCTTGCCAGTTCGCCATGTTCTTACTTCGATACTTATCAATGATCTTCTGCTTTTCTTCCTTCGTTTTCTGACTCCAAGGGACGATCGGCTCCCATCCAACTTTCAGGTCCTGAATCTGTTTTTCCAATTCTGCCGCAAACGGCTCGATATGTTTGATGATCTCAGGATTGATCATTTTGATTCTATGAACCCATTGAAGATCTTCCTCAAGTTCAAGGACTCTGATCGCTAAAAGATTCGAAGACATTGTATGGTAGTCCATTTCGGAAATTTCCGATTCAGAGAATCCTTGTTTTCGGAGCATGAGCTTGGCGATGGCAAATTCAGAATCCTGATCTACTTTTTTCCGGGATCAATCCTCCTCGGAGTTGCGATTTCGAGCCTTCCAAGGAACGAGATATAATTCGAATAATTCGGATATTCGAATGGTATAACATCCAAAATCTTGACGTACTCATCTGCGTTACTTACTAACGTATTGAATTTCGCTCTTAGAATTTTCTCGTATTCTCCACGTAGACGGGTTGTTTCTTTTTGTCCTTTTAACCACTCTTCTCGCTGTGTTTCTGGAACAAGGTTGTAAAAGTTTGCAGCGAAATCCTGAGAGCTAATTGCGGCTTCTCCAAGATTTTTATTGTATTCTTCTAAAAGGCGCTGGAACTCGCTTGTTGTTATATTGAACCACTCGACGTGTTCATTTTCGATTGCTTCCATACGTCGATTGATTTCAGACAAGCGAGTGTGAAGGCCGATCGTAGAACTATTGATCGGAAGTGTGACAGTAACCACGCTTCCATCTTCGTGTTCGAGGCCCGGAATAACGATTTCGCAATCGTTACCCCGGTTGAATTTTTCGAGTAGCTCGTTAGGCAACATCGAGGTCACCCATATACCAAGCGAGCGGATAACCCGCGAAAAGGAGATCCTTGGAAACAAAACATTCCCATTTGATTTCCAAAACAGCGCCCGTTTCTCCATCCATACCTTGTTTAAACTCGGTATAGCAAAGAGCGTTGGGAATTACGATTTTATCCATCGGGTCGATTGAACGAACTTCTGGCGCAATTAAAGCAGTTGCTTCGAGCTGTTGACCTTTACCAGAAGTCAGATCGTTCCACATGTATTCTTTCCACATAGGAACAGTCCTAGCAGCGCCTTTGATGTTTCCGGTCGCTTGATCGTAGTTAATCGCGAACCCTGGAATCACTTTAGCAATTCTCTCTGCTACAGGCTCGACGAGTTTAACGGAAAATGTGAGCATATAAGAATTCAAAAGTTTCTTGTATGTTTGACTTCCTCTTTGAGAGGCCTTGAACTCTGCATATCCGATGGATTCCTCCATCTTCGCCTCAAGCGTAAGTCCCATATACATTTGATACGCTCGTTTATAAACCCCGTTCGTGATCGCAGTAGTAAGCGGTTCTTTGATCGTAAGTGAAGAGGGCCCAGAAACCGATTCCACTTGGGATGCAGGAATATTTGGTGCAAGATTCAAGAAGTCACCTGGTTTAATATCTGCGAAACTCGCTGCACCATTTGCCGTCACGACGTTAGAATTTGCCGGAACCGAGATTGTTCCTGGACGAGCTGTGACTTTTTCGTATGGTGCACCGTAATCGAGATCAACCGGAATGAGTCCGCCATCTGGTCTACCGACAGCAGTTGACCCGCTTGGTCTGATCAAAGTAATCATGGACATAGATTATTCCCCTTCTTTTTGCGCTGTAGTTTTAGGCGCCTTTTGCGTTTCAGTGGTCTGCGGCTTCGCCGGTTCTTCAATTTGGCTGTATGCCTTGTCTTTTAAAAGTTCCTCAACTTTGTTTTCCGGAACACGAACGGTTACCTTTCCGTTCTGAGTTTGTCGAAAGAGCTTCACTAATTTTTCTTCGGCCATTCGTCCTCCTATTGAATGAAAAAAGATGCGTTGTATCTGTATTCGCCGTTTAGAACTTGCCCGATAAGACGAATGTTGTTTCCTTCGATCTTACGAATGTGAATCGGTTCAAAGTCTGTAGCTGTCTTCCCTTCTGGAAGAGAGGTAGGAATCGGAAGTTCGAAGTTGAATCTTCCGCGAAGTTTTTTGAAAAGATCGAAAGCAATGTTTTTTGATCTAGACAAAGTCTTAGCAATAACCATAAGATCGAGCTGCGACTTTCCGAAAGGTTCCGATTCCGCAAAATTGTTGTGAATCACCAAAATCGATTCGTTGTTTCCAGTTGGAACATCTACGAAAGGCTGAATGATTCCTGTGTATGCAGAGAATGCCGGAGTAGTCTTTAACCACGCTACAAAGAACTCAACCAGGTATTGATTTTTTTCTACATCACTTTGCTTCATCATTGGATGTATTCCTTCATGTTGTCTTTGATGTGATCGTTTAACTCTTCGAGGATATCAGCGGAGTTGTCTGGTTCGGTAAGTTTATCCAACCAACCTGGTCCCGTTCCTGGTTTCTTTCCTTTAAGTTGAATGATTCTCCCGTCTTTTAATTCACGTTGTCCAGCATTTTGCGAAGCTGCATAAGGTGCCTCGAGAATGTGTGTGGCTTCGTATTCGTTGAATCCGGTTACGGGAGGAAGCTTGAACTGTGATTTTTTTTTCGGACTCTCGATTTCTTCGTCAGCGACAATTTCTTTACCTACATAGGACGAGTAAGCGCCTTGCATATAACTCGTATCACGTTGTGGTCTAATCCCCGTTGACGAGGATGAAATCTTAGCGGGAATTCCCAAGATAACGATCTTAAGAGCTTTGATTATCGCTTCTCCGAGTTTATTGGAAGTTCCGCGGAGTTTTCCAATAAACTCGCTGTCGTCTACACTCCACTCCCTTCCCATTATGCAGTCACCTCAATATGATGTATATTCCCGTTTGCATCTTTAGGCAAATACCATGAGAGAACAGAAAGCCAGCGACCTTTTGTCGCAAACTCGGCTTCAGTAAGGCCTTGTGGCCATGCGATTAAATCGGTTTGACGGATGTCTTGATCCGGTGGAATGACTACCTTCAGAGTTGTGTAAGTAGTGCCATTGTCGGTATTCCGAATTTGGGTGTGCGGTTTAAACCAATCCACGAAAATCGTAATCTTTTGAGATAAGTTTTCATTGAGTGAATTGTCTGCTTCGGTGTAGACAGGTCGGAGTATTTCGAGAGGTATCATGCTGCCCTCCGATCCGGAACGGATTTCCCATTTTTCAGGAACCAATCTTTCGTGAACTTAACACCCGCTTTTCTCGAAATGAATTGGAAGAGTTTTGCATTCGTGAAAACTTTCGGGAAGCCGCGATGCGAACAACGAGGATGATAACCGGGTTGGTTTTTCTTATCGTAAAACTGACAAACTCCTACGGCGGCAAGTTCGGGATCCGTGGTATAGATTTGATCTTCGTGGGGTTTGCAAACTTCCGCAGTTGTGTTGTGGCCGGGAACGGTATAGAAAACAATTCCCGCTCTTTGCCCTTCCTCAAGAGAAGCAATCACCTGACTGTCTGTAATCCGGGAACGGGTAACGAGTTCGGAATATGTATCCAATTTGAAATTGATCTCGTCACCGTTCTTATCGATGATTTGGATGTATTTTTTATCTAAGAGCTTGGAGTTGATTTTCTCCAATCTTTCGAATTCTCTTTTCCCAATCTTATTTATAAAGAACTGACGTGTATCTCTATCTCGGGCCGAAAATATCCGAGATGTCTTGGATTCTACATTCTCGAACATTTTGACAAGAACACGTTTAGGATTTGCGGGAGTCCCCTTCTCAAGAAGCCCTTTTGCGATTGCTTCCGAAATTTGTGATTCTGTAAGAACTCCCTGTTTCGAAAGTTTATAATAATTTCGTAACATGGATTTAGATTGCTGGATTGCAATTCTGAAATCATTCGCCGCATCTCGAATAAGAACCGATACAGCTTTCGTATCGATCATGGCTCCTGTAAGATTTACTCCAGATTCCAGAAGAAACTGGTCGTAAATGTTTACTCCGAATCGGTAAGTACGGTCCAAAATCAGGCCGATGGAAGAATAGAATGTATGGAGAGCCTCATCGTAAAGAGAAAGAATAATCTTGTATCTACGTTCAATGAATGAGAGATACTCTGATTGTTCTGGAACGATGGCCGAGAAATGATTCGTAGTTTTTCGAACGTAATCTGAGATAGCATCATCAAGACGAGAATGGACATCGTGTAAAATAACCCTCATCATCTCTACCTGTCTCAAGCTCATCTCTCGTAGTTCCCTTTCATGTCGATCCATTATACAAACCTCCCTTGTCCAAACATACCTGCACCTGGAGCGCCTTCTTTTTTTACGAGATCAAAAACCGATTCCGGAATGTCCTGGATGGAGCCGGTTTTGTACGTGTAACTCATGTCAGAGATCGAATAAGACTGAATCCCGTTTGCACGATTTTCAGCGTGTTTGTTTCCAGTTGGGTTTTTAAAAAGCTCAAGTGCAAAAACGATCTGCGCTTTTCGAAGAGTTTCCGAAGAGACGAGATCGTATCTAAATGCAGTCGAGCTAGTAAGTTTGATGTCCGCTGTCACGAGTGCTTCTCTCTTTCTCTCGTAAAGAGCAAGAAGAGAAGCAACCTCAGTATCCGGAATTCTACGAAAACGGACTGGTGTGATGACATCTTGTTCGATAGGTTCAATCGTTGCGTTAAGCGGCCCTTCGATAGATACAACTTTGACAAGCTGGAAATCAATATCGAGAGTTTCTCCTACTACAAGGGCTGTTACTCCTGCGGTAAAATCAACATCGAACCCGACCAATGCTGTCCCGATCGCTGTCACCATTCCGGAAGCGTAATATTCCTTTCTCTTTATATCTCTCCAGGCGTTTCCACCTGAGAGATATTGAAGAAAGTCATCCGCTTCTTTGATTGTCACCAGTCCGAAACGCACGGTTACTGTCCTTCTACTCCATGAGAGTCTTCGGTTTGAGTTGGTTGTTCTTCGGCAGGTTGTGCCGGTTGCGTATCTGCGGTTTTATCTGCTTCGGAAACTCCTTCGGGCTTCTTCTTTTCCTTCGGAGATGTCGCTTTCGGAGTCGCCTCCTTCTTACTGGAATCTGGCTCTGTTTGCTTTTCACCTTTCGATTCTTTCACGAGTTTTGCTTGATGCTGCTCGAAAAAATTTTTTGCCGATTTCAGTGCATCTGCTTCGGAAACTCCTTCGGGAGGAAGATAACCGTTCTCCAAATGGTAAAGGATGCGATGCGGCGGAACCTGGACCGGGAAAATTCCCTTCGCGGTCTTCTTCCTTAGTGTAATGTATTCAATTTCCATAATTTTTCCTAACCGGGAATTTCTTCCCGGATCTTGGTTTTATCCCAATAGTCTCGCTGCAAGTTCTGGTCTGAGTGTTGCAAATCCATATAGAATATCGAAGCGCCAAAATCTTGTCGCTTTCCCGGACTCTCTCCAGGTCTCCACCCTTAATGGAATGTTGGAAATCGGATCTTTTGCAACCGCGATTGTTGAACTTTCGGATTCTTCGTCTTCTAAAGATCTAATCACTAGACAAAAAGCGTCTTTGTGAAATGCTAAATTTGGCGTATGACTTCCAATTAACGTAATCGCTACATTATCCGCAATTCCACCAACAGGAACTTCTGGATATAACTGCACACCAGTGAAAACACCTGATCCGTTTGCTGTAATATCTTGAGTTACTACAAACTGAAGGGCGCCAATCGTAAGGAGGTCACCTTTTTTCAAAGTTTGAGATGCCCCTGCCCCGTCGATGTTCATAACAGTTTCACCTTGTGCAACAGCTCCAGCTACCTGAAGAGATCCAGCTGCGGTTCCCTTTGTGTGGAAAGGAACGAGTTGGTCTGAATAGGTATCAAAACCGAATTTTCTTCCAATTGACGCTTCTCTCAAGGCGCTGGTTTCTCCTGTTTTATCAACATCCTTGAAGATACGGAGAAAATTCGCTTCGGCCTCGACATCAAGCACTAGCTTACGACTGTCTTGTGGAACAAGGTTTTCTTGCAATGCTTTGCGAACATCAACAATCGAATCCGCAGTGTTTGGAGTCACTCCCGCCGTCCCTGAAAAATAAGGTATATCTTTGTACAGAGATAAGAGTGATAGATCAATATAGTTAGCAAGCGATTTGATTGCACCCTCTACAGCAGACGGAATGATTGCTTCCGAAAGAGAATCCATCATCTGTTTGTCGTCCATCTGAAATTGTTTATATATCCAATGGTCAAGCTTTACGTCGACATACGGATCATCAAGATCGGTCGATGTTGATCCTATCGAAGTGTTCATGTTTTGAGCAGGCCCCATGTTTTGCGGCAAAGGAACACGAATCGTGTCGCCCTTTTTTTTTGCCGCATCGTCAAGATCTCGACGAATCAAAGCAGGCATCTGAAGACTTTCTCTAAGCACAGGAAGAACCTGCGGCAATAGATATGTCTGAATTAGATTGAGAAGTGTATTAGCCATTTATAATTCTCCTTAGGCTGTTTTTACGACATATTCCCCGGATTTAACTTTTCGCATGAGTTCCTTTCGTGCATTCTCATCCTTTGCATTGGAGAATTCCCTTTGCCAAGACTCAGGTGTAAATACACGAGAACCGCCGGGCCCAGACTTTCCACCGGACGGTGTCCCTGCGCCTGGGTTTAAATTGTTTTTGAGTAAGTTTGCATTTTTCGAAAGGCCGAGCCATTTTGCCGCCCCTTCTTTTGGGTCGAACTCTTGGACGCCGTTCCCATCGAAATCCATGTTTAATACGACTCTGAATCCACCGTTTGTATCTTCGATGAGTGCCGGTTTACCATACACTCTCAATAGTTGCGAGGTTTGTTCAGCATCGTATAGTTCATGGCTGGAGAGCGCCGCGTTAATTGCGGTTTGAATCGCATTCTCGTAGAACAGTGATTTGTATCGTGCAGAGTTTTTCGATTCCACTTCATGGAGCCCTTTCAGTTTTGCGACTTCTCCGTTAAGACGTATCGCTTCCCTTTCCTTTTCCGGAAGTTTTTCTAATTCAAGTTCCTGAAATTTTGCAAGTAACTCCTGATATTCCTCACCTTTCGCGCTCGTCGCTGTATCTTTAAGAGTTTTGTAATCGGATTCCATTGTTCGAAGATTTTTGTTCAAAGAACCAAATGCTTGCGCAACGGCTTTAGGAACCTTATGAGAAGTTCCGGCAATGTTAAGTTCCACAAATTCTTCGTTTGCTGTGCCACCTTCGCCAGCACCACCTTGACCTTCGCCACCTTTGTCCTCTTCCATAACTCTATGCTCATTCCTTAAAAACATACTTACTCCTGTCTCGGTTTTTAACCGCTTGCGCTGTTATCGGGATCGCCACCCGGATTTAGTTTCGTTCCTGTGTCGGAGGAACTTCCGTTAGTCTTCTTTGCCCCATTGTCGGAAGGGGCAGCCGAATTATTGCTTTGCTCTTCGATGTATTTCTTTACGAAACCGGGAAGCTCGTCTTCGTTCGTGTTATCAATTTCATCGAAGAGTTCATTTTTTTCTTTTTCCGGAATTTCCGGAAACGTCGTGTTCACGATTTCTTTTGCAACTCGTTTCTTGACGGCAGTATATTTAAGATCGTTAAAGATCGTAAGGAGTGTGTTGATTGCTTTGTCAATATCAACAGATTCGAATTTCTTTTTGTAGGTAACTGAAATCTCGGACGCTTTTAATTCGGAGCTTAGCCAACTGAGTGCAAGTTCAAGACATTCAATTTCGGCCTTTTCAAGTCGCGTCGCACCGGATAAAAGAAAAGCGTTTGCAACTTTGTATTCAAGCAATTTTGCCTTTCCCGATTGAACTCCAGACTTTTCTTCGTCTTTATCGAGGCCGACTTTTTGGAGAATTTTTTTTGCAAGGCTATCTATAAAGGATACGATTCCAGACAATGCTTCGATTCCGTGGCTTATAAACGTAGGAAGGTGACTGGAATTGGAATCAAATGTAATCCAATCAAGACTTGCAAGTCCTGATTTTTCAATTGCGTCCGGAATGCTACCTGGATAGGCAAAAAGAGCAAATGAACCTGAATAGATTACCTCGTCTGCAACGGACAGGTAATTATAGATTTTTTTATCAATTATTGCAATGTCTTCAAAGACGGTTTGATTTATGAGTGTCTTTGTCTTATCGTTCCAACTTACAAAAACGAACGGAACTTTCCCGATATTGTGAGGTATCGCTTGTGCAGTAACGATCTGATCTTTATCCCCTTTCGTAAAATCTTGATAAGTTGTCTTTGTCCAAAGTCGATATTGTGTTATCGTTTTTCTTTTACGAAAAGGATCTTCGTCTTCTTCGTACGTATTATCAAGAAGTATCCAAAGAAGTTCTCCTGCTTCATTTACGGAAAAATCACGGATTTGATTGAGTTCGTAAAGGACCAGGTAAGGCTGTAAACCGGCTGCTTTGCGTGCCGCTTGGGTTTTGATTTCGTTTGGATCAAACGAAGGCGAATCTACGAGAATTCCACAGGTATTTAGCAGTGATTTTGTAGCAACTTCTTGGAAAAATTCCTGAAAACTTTGTCTTTTGTTGGCGTGAAGTAAAATATCTTCGATTTCGGATGGGACTTTTCGGCTTGGCCTTTCGTTAAAAAGGAGTCCAACAAGAACGTCGACAATTGGTGCTGTGTGATTTAAAAATACAGATCTTTTTTTTCTATTTTCGTAAACATTTGAAGTTTCTTTCAAGTACTGAACGAGGTAGTCTTTTCTAATGTAATCTAAACCACCATGAAAGGAATCTGTGATAAGTTGATACGCCTCAAGACGTGCAGATATATCAGGATGGTGCCTTTCTAAAATAATTTTGTTCGGATCTTCCGCCATCTATTTCGACAGTAGTTTTTTTACGAAAAACAGTCAGCGAAATTCGAAATTTTTTTAGTGAGCAACGTGGGCCGAAGCGATAAAAGGCTTCGCATTCGGAAGCATTTCCATTGTGCCATATCGCATAGCGTCAACTTCGTCGTCATCTTCCTTAATTATTTCGCGGTCCTTTGGCTTTGTTGACTTCGATTCTGCAGAGCGCCACCGATACGTGTTGAGTCCGTTGAGAAGTGGAGTGCAAGAACGGAAAAATTTCATTCGAGGTCGCTTGTGTTCGTTGAAATCCAGGAGGTCAATACAGTGATCGATTCCCGCTAAGACTTCCTTGTTTGCCGGTTTCGTTACAATTCCATATTCATGGAGAGTCGCCCGGTCTTCGGCATCATGGTCGGCTACCGTGGACGAGTAGAGTTTTTCCGCAAGCTGCCAAGCTTCTGGGCCGTTCTGCTCTTGCTCGGGAAGGTCGAGAATAGAAAGTCTTTTGATATGTTCGGCGTGTGCTCGGACTGTGTTTTGTGCAAGGGAATGAACGCGGTAAAAGTATATGCAGTCATTCGCGGCATCATAAGCCAGCCAAATGCAAACAAAAGGGTGTGTATATCCGAAGTCGATCGCGCGAACTTTCTTCCAATTTGTCGGGATCCTGAAGTCATCTACAATGTGCGTCTCTTCATCCAAATTAAAGACAAGTCCTTCGTACGAACCGTAATCACCGATTCGATAGCGTTGCCGTTTCGCACCCGAAAGATTATCTAATGTTGTGAGATATGTTTTTGAAAGATTGTCGATATTGTCTTCTGGCCGGAAGTGGAGATTTCCGTACTCAGAAAAATTTCCGATTGGTTTTTCTCCTTCTGGGTTGATTCCAAGCATCCAGACTTTATAAGACCAGGACTGTTTAGTCGTCGGATTAAGATCTACAATAAATAGCGTTTTGATCATGTTACCGGTATCGTTGACTGCAGTGTCATTCAAACGTGTCATAAGAGACTCGATCACAGACCATTTATTTTCATTTGCTTCCGTGACGAAAATCGTAGCATATTCGGCCCCGAGAATCGAGTCAATCGAGGACGGTTCAAGTCCTCCAAGGATAACGTAAGATCCATTTTTATACCGGACAATTCCAGGTTGTTCAAGGATTTCACATAAGCCAAGTTTTTCATCTTTCCTAAATTGTGGGAGCATCGTCTGAAGCCAGATCGTTTTTTTTGCATTCGAAAACGAATATCGGCATACGAGATGTTTCGAACCCGGATATTTCAAAGCGCGGATCCGGATCGCTCGGATGGACAGGAAAGTTTTTCCTGACCGACTACCACCCCAAAACTTTATGAACCGCTTTACTGTGTCTGAGAGCAGTTCGAGGGCCATCTTCTGCTTTTCGTTCCACTTTATCTGATCGAAAATCACGACACTCAATGAATTCGCACCTCACAAACCAGACTCTTCCGTTCCGAAATGAATATGGACGTCCCCGCCTTCTTTATCTTTGTACATTCCCGTGTATTTCCCAAGCATCTCCAACGATTTCGTCTTATCTGCGAGTCGAAACGTCCGGTCGACGATCTCGTCACCGGCTTTCGTAAATGTGCGTCGGGTAGTAATCTCTTTTACAGCGGCCGGATGGAGCGTTTTGATTTTCTCAATATCAACATTCCCAGTGTCATCGATGTAATCGGCCAATGTTGCGGATACAAGTTCCCGATTTATCTCAACGAAAAGCAATTGCAGTTCGTCTTTTTTAGACGAAATCACATCTTGGATCAACTGGTCTCGGTACTTCCGAACACTAGCTTTAGCTAACAGTCGAGATGCGGCGGCATTCGCTGATTTTTCATTTGCATCAGGATATGTTTCCAGATAGGCTTTCTTACCATTGAGTCGAAAATGGAAGACGTAGTTTTCGACAAAAAGCTTGTTTTTCTCTGTGAGAACTGGTTCGAATTCCTTTTCCGAATCGCTATTCTCCAATTTTTTCTTCAGAGAATTTTCTCTCTTCCTGGGTTTTTTCTTATTATTTTCCTTCTTGTTTTCCATAACTTAGAACATTGAGATTTTTTTCCGGTGAATCGACTCCTGTGATTCTTTCTTTTCTGGTACGAGATTTTTTCCTTTTCCAGAAAGTTGGCGAAGTGTGCGAATTAGACGTTCGCAGTCGCGGAGAATCGAGGTTGTCTCTGGATAGATGATCTTCCGGTTACGTTCGAGATTCCTGGCTTCACGATAACGAATCAGACTTTCTTTAAGTAAATACCGGAGAAACGTAATTTCTGAACTTTCTTTGAGTTCTTTCACTGAAAGCGGTCGTGGTCGGGAATTCCCAACGTGTTCTGGCTTAGTGCGTTTTGACAATGTTGACTCCTCTGGAAACTCCAGCTATAAACCAGTTGTATTCCCTTTTGAGTGGATGAAAGAGCGAGTGGCAATGATTACACAGAACGAGAATGTTTCCTTCATCGAGGATCGCCGGATCCGAGAGGCCGAGGCGCACAACGTGGATCAGGTGATGAACGTGAAGTTTTTTCTGTCCGACTTCTGTAGCTGTGTTTCCACAAGAATCGCATTTTCCGCGACTGCCCACAAGTGTATTTACAAACATTTTGTATTCTGAAATAGATAGTTTCATTTAGTAATTTTCTTTAGAAGCCTGGGATCTATCTCGTGAATGATCTTAGTCGAATATATTTTAATTTGTGGACGATCAGAGAAAATGGTCAAAAACGATTTCCAATTCCTTGCGCCTGACTTCGTCTTTAAATCGAGAAGTTTTTCGATGTCAGGTTCATCGAGGTCGAAAGTACGTTGGTTCTGTGTATTAAACTTTTCGACATAACGGATAAGTTTGAGTTCGTGAACGACGCACTGGAGAGTCTTTGATGAGATTCCCATGAGTTTCGCCGCATTCCGAAGGGTCAATTTTCTGTGTGGGGTTGCGTTTCTTTAAAATTCTCTGGCGGGAAAGAGTCGTCTGGTAGTTCTAAGACCTTATCCACCTCTTCGTAAATTTTCCATGCGAGTTCTCTTCCTTCCGAGGTTGAGAGTGTTTCAATCGCCTTGAATGAAACGAATTTGATGACTCCGTCTTTTCGAATTCGGCCCCTTAAGAGTTTCTGAAACAAAAAATTGCTCACTCTGAATATTACAGATTCGCCTATTGGATAGAAATATGTGATTTCAATTAATACTGATTTTCTACTCTCAAAATCGTAGATAATGCTCTTTGTATATAAACCTTCTTCCAGAGTCTTCATTTCACTCACAGCTTACCGGAATTCCTTTTTGATCCACCTGTACCGCAACCCCCGAAGGGAACTGCAAATACGTGACGCCGTTTACGCAAACTTTCGAATATTCTACGAACTCGGAAGTGAGTTTGTTCAGGAATCCGCAATTAAGAGTCGTGAATCCCAAAATTAAGCAGAACAAGAATTTCATGTATTCTCCTTTGTTGTTTTTGAATTAAATAATTCCTTTGGTCGATCCAGAAAAAACCAGATCACTTCAATTGCATTCTTATGCCAATTTCCCAGTTTCGGCGAACTTCGAAAGCAGTTCCGCAAGTTGCTTTGCTTGCTCCTGGCTAAATCGTCCACGGTCTCCAAATTCGTTTCCAAACCAAATTGATGGACCGCTTTTCTTTGCGTCAATTGCCTCTTCAACAGAATACTTACGATCGAATATATCAAAAAAAACTGCTTTTTGTGTTCCTTTACCCGTCTTATGGATATTTACCTTTCCCTGACTCACAAGATTTCCCTTTCTTTTTTACGTTTCCAAGACTGGGGTCATTGCCTTCACCTTGCTTCGCATCAGCCACAATCTTTGGCACTTCTCCAAAATACATGGGTGGTTTATTTTTCCTAAAATTGTCCGATTTGCCCGATTTTTCTTCCTTAGCGTTATTTTTTTTCAAAGAATCGGCCTCCTCAATCTTCTATTGTCCATTTTACATTTAACAGATTGTACGAAATGGTTTTCGAAATGTCTTTTTTTGGAATTATAAGCTCTTTCCAACTGCTTTAGTTTCCATAGCGTATACATAGTGTCTGCAAAAAGTAATACAATATCATAAATCATATAGGCAATAGCCGTACAAGTTATCCACGGGAAAACCGTATACATCAATACAAACAAAAAGGTTTCTAAAATCATTTCCTATCTCGCTCATCTCCAAAATACTTTGTCACCACCCACCACAACGGAAGCCAAACAAAGAGCCCGATGGCGGCGAATCCCACCACGGACCAGAAAACTGTATATTCGGCCACGAGTTCAAAAAGTTCTGTTGTGCTCATTCAACATACCTCGATTTGCCTACGTTCGCGTTCTTCCTGTGTCGTATTGGCGGCGACTTGCGAAACTGATCCGCCTCATATATCCCGCTGCACCATTGCACCGTAAACAAAGATTGCAAAGAACGTGTTATATAAGACTTTCTGTTCCTCTGATACAGGAAGTGCACAGAACTCTGATTCGAGTCTATCAAGTTCAACGTCAGTAAATCCCGTTTCGGTCTTCAAATCCTCTCGAAAGCTTTCCAATTCTTCCATACGTATTCTCCGTTCTTTTAATATTGTCTCAGCGCGTTTCCTTAAACGTTTCAAGTTCTCTTCTGAAAAGATCACAGCAAGCTCCTCGCGATACTCTCGCGCTTCAAGGTAAGTTAAGTTGCAATTCTTTTAGAGTCATACTTTCCCCTTTTAACAAGCGTAATCAAATTTAAGATAACGTTGTCTTGAATTTAGCTTAAAATAAATTGTACCATAAAAAGTATCACCGTAATCGCTTGATGGAGATTGATCTATAAATGCAGTTCCGTATTTGCCATAACAATCAATTGATTCATCTTCAAAATGCTCTTCCTGAAGTTTTTTAGTAATACGGAAATTCTCTACCCAGATTTGATCGGTGATCAAGGCTGATTCTGTAAACCAGTTAACCCAATCTTGCCCTTTTATAGTAGCAAGTGCCCGTAAAATTCTTTCATCCATTCTGTCTGTCTCCATTTTTTCTAACCTCTAAAATCAAGGCATTATCGTAAACATTCAAAGGCGTATCTCTATTCAAATAAGTTCGAACTATGATAAATTCACCGATCGAAGTTCTTTTTTTTCCTATCGCTCGAATCCCCAAGTGGATAATTATTATAAGATCTTTTTTTACCATTCTACTCTCCACATGGAAAATGTCTTCCAGCCTAAACCATCCCTCATGGCGGGGATTTAATATAAAAATATCATCACCAATAGAATATGGCACTAAAGATTTAACCAGAACCATTAGCCTTTTGTTATGTTTTCCGATATTATAATATAACTCATCTATATCGAGAGTTATATCTAAAATTTCTTCTAGTGGATTCATTGTTTTAATGCTCTTATAGATTTCCCATAAGACTCACTTCGGTTAAATAATGACTCAACATTATTGCCAGATCCTTTTTTCACGGATTGGAGCAATTCCTGCTTATCAAAATAATAACTATATGTAACAATCTCATTACTAAGCATCGCATTTACTTCAACAATAATGCCTTCATCTGTTTTGTAAAAGTGGATTGATGTATAGGTATCTTCCCGCAAATTATCGACGAGATTTTCGGGTGTGATAAGTGGCGAATAGAGAAGGTTGTATATTTGCTTAATGTGATTTGTTTTTGGTTTCTTCATACTGTTTTTCCTCTGTGATTTTTATATGTGCATCAACAAGAACCATCGCAAGCGGTCCTGTTCTAATGCCTAATATTTCCCAGCCTTCTGAATCATTCAAGCTCACGTGACCATTGTTTAAAAACGAAATGATCCACTTTTCTCCTGCAAGCATCGGAAACATTACTTCGCACAAAGGACCAATACACTCCAAAAGGGATTCGAAGTCGGGAAGTTCCTCCGGCTTCATTGCTCTAGGTATTCTAGGCATTGATATTATTCTTCCTTTATCATATGCCCAATTTGACATAATATAAAATCCACTATCACCTTTATGGTTGGGCAGAAATTTCCATCCCAAAATCTTTTCAGCGATATATTCACGGCGTTCTTGTGAAGTCATTTGTTCTCTATCCATACTTATTCCTCCCCTAACCTCCCACACAATCTGATCGAAACACCTAAGGAAATTCCCAATAAACCAAACTCAAAGACCAAACGTTTGAGTGGAATCTCAGTATAAGTAAAATAATATAAATTTAATGTAATTAAATGTTTACTGTCTTGAGAGGTAAGGCTATAAGAATGATCCAAGTAAACATTTATAAATGAATCAAATGGATTTTTACCTATTAAATTAATACTACTATTACGCCTTAACCATATGAAAAACCATTTAAGATCCACAATCTTTCTCCAGGTTTTTATTTTTAATGACATTCTATTATTTTCATCCCTTATTCCTCTCTTCCATTCCCGCATTCCGAAGCGCAACGTAGACAATATCCCAAACACCGCGTAGCTTCCTATGGATACGCTCTGCCCTGCTCGACTTCCAAACTCTCTTCGGATTAAAATCCTGGCTCTGCATAAACCTTGCGTCATACGATCCGTATGCGCCCTTTGTTTCTTTTACCGTCTTTCCGTCGTTTGCTATATACGCACGCGAATGCTCACGTGCTTTTGACTCGTCGCCGTTCGGCCAGATTTCAACTTTAATTACGATCACGGCTTCAATCCCTACAGGCAATGGGGAAAGGACAATTTGGATCATGGCCCGAGTCGATACAAAGTTCTATATAACGTCTAAAGGTGACTACTGCCCCCAATTTTTCCAACCAATATCGATCTTCTTCCGTTCCGCCATATCTCATAAAATCTTGCGTTGCCGCATCAACTTCACAAACATACCGTTCGTCTATATCAACAATCTCTAATACGTTTTCTGAAATAAATTCCTTAATAGTACCCTCTATTTCTTTAGCTAAATAACGTACAATCTGTCGCAAAGATGTTGCCGCCCAATATTCGTAATCATAAATTAAAAACACTTTCATATCTTTCATAACTTTACTATTCCTTGAGGTCGGTTTATTTCTCTCTCATTAAATCTGTTTACTGAGGCTTTTTTATATATTTTTTTCTTTCCCATTTTTTCTGATTTTAATTTGCATTTTTCAGAACAAACCTTAAAGGTCACCTCGTCTCGAAAATCTTCAAGGTCACCTTCCCATGACCAAGAGTCATTCCATTGCTCATGTTTATTGCAGATGTCGCAAATATGAATTTTCATATCGCTCTTACTCCTTGTTCTGGCAAAAAATATCCCACAATCTCACTGCCCTCTTTGTCTGATTTTAGGCCATGGAGTGGGCAGAACTTAACCCCATTGGCCTCGATGAGTTCCGTTCCCAAGTGTGGGCATCTCTTGCCATGGCACTTTTTCCCAAAGAAGCCTTTTGCCCACGATTTGTATTTCTCAAGTTCCGGTGCACGGTCCGATGGGTTTGGCCCAAGAAGACCCGTAACATTCGAACGACAAAGCTTCCTCTTAAAAATAATCCCCTGGAAAGAAAACCGTTCTCCGGAGATTATATTTTTTTGACCCGTCCACACTGGTTTGTTTGTAAATCCGGATTGAATGGAAAATTGTTCATTAGAATTTTCTGAAATGAATCTCGCATCAATGTGATAATGATCCTCCTTCGCTCCGAATTGTGGATCTGAATGCTCAGGGCCATTAACTGGGACAAAAACTCTTTTGCCTTTAGGTCCTATTAATTCAGCACAAGGGATTTTATAAAATTTACCTACTTCGAAATTCATTCACTTTTCCTAATGTTATTCAAAATATGCCATGCAGTCCTAACCACTGCTGGAACTTGTCCGTTTCCAATGGCCTTAAGTCGGTCCACCCTAAAGGCCACCCCATGAGCCACTCGACCCACATTGGGTTCAGTGGCCCACCATTCACCTCGCTGTAAACTGGTCGATCCTTTATAGGATACCTCGCTTGTACAAAGTCCCCTTCTGATTGCATCGAACTTGTTGGAGTTGGCCACATGTTCTTTCGCGCCATTTCCGTCAATGAGGGACGAAACTTTAAACTCCCTAGACTCCGATTCCCGCTCCCACTGCTCGCTACTGGCGTAGGCAAGAATCCAGATTCGTTTCCTGATGTGGGGAGCTCCGACATCATCAGCTCCCAACACTCCCCAGATTGCATTATACCCCATCTGGGCCAAGTCCCGGAGAACTCTATTGATTCCACGCTGGGTAAGAAGTGGGGAATTTTCCACGAATGCGTAACGTGGTCGAACTTCGCAAATGACTCTAAACATTTCTTTCCAAAGACCTGACCGCTCCCCTTCGATTCCGATTCTTTTACCTGCGATTGAAATGTCTTGGCAAGGAAATCCTCCCGAAACCACGTCAATAATTCCTCTCCAAACTGTTCCGTCAAAAGTGCAAATGTCATCCCAGATCGGGAAAACTGGGAGAACTTTGTCATTCTGTCTTTGGATAAGTTGGGCGATGCAATGAGGATCGATTTCGACAGCACAGACGGTTCGCCATCCAAGGAGCTTTCCTCCAAGAACGCCCCCTCCAGCGCCTGCGAAAAGTGCCAACTCATTCAAAAATAACCTTCTTCCAGTGGTCCCATACAACGTGGGCAATCAAACGCTCTACTTTCCGTTTGCATATTACAACACATACAAAAATAATAATCCGCTTCTTGTATGTGGTCGTCTTCGATTTCAAACTCTACTTCTTTCAAAATCTTCCCCCTTCCAAAAACAATCAATATCGTCCTCGTCCTACTACCAACATGGCCGCGTCACGTGCGTGTTCGGAGGTTCTACCCCTCCATCCTGTAACGATCCTCAACGCTCACGTTAGGCACTACAGTAGGTTTCTCTATATCCTTCTTTTCCCATACGGAGCTTTGATCTTCGATTCTGGTAAGCAATCCGGTCGTTATCAAAGTTGCCCACGGCTGACGTATGGAGATCGCTTTTTTCGGAATCTCCTTAAACAAAAGTTCGTTCATCTCTTCCACTTCCTTAGTTCTTTTAAACACTGAATCATGATGTGAGTATGCAAATGAGCTTCGGCTTCGAATTCCCTATTCCTATCCAAGATGTCCTTCAGATAGAATTGATTTATATGAGTTATTTCATGAGCAAGAATCGCTATATGATCATTTCTTCGGAAAGAAAAGTCTTTCAGGATGATGTAAAAGCATAGAGTAACCTTCCCTGTTTTCGCGTTCGCAACGACAGACTTGCATCCGAGACCAAAGCACTTTTCGATCGCCTCTTTATGAGATTCGAGTCCGACTTGCCAAGGACTGTTTTTCTCAAAAGACTTATGGATCTCCTCGTAAGAAGCTCCGCAACTGAAAGCGATCATTCCGGGAAAACATCCGAAATCCAAATTCGCGAGAAGTGGTTTCTTTTTTTTCAACGCACTCATTCCAGCGATCCCGTTTCGGAAAACTTTTGAAGTTGCAGTGACAAAAATCCGGCCTGTGTCCGTGTGAGTCGCATTCTGTCACCACACTCTATTCCACACCAAACTGTCTGTTCCTTGCCAACGTATTCCGCTTCCGTGACCGCACATAGGCGATCTTTAATATCGCGGAATTTTGCTACGAATTTTCCTCTTTGATTTTTTGCGACAATCATCGACTTACGCAACCTCTCTACTCTGTTTGTTTCTTCTCATGCTCTCCATGGCTTCGCTTAACAAACTTCCTTGTTCGTCGTCTTCAACCGCCGTCTTCTTCCAATCAAGCCTTACTCCCAACGCGTCGCTAACGTAGATTCTTTCCGGTTTGTCTTTGAGCCGTTTGAACTGTGTCACGAATTCCTCTGTCGTTACCCAGCGACGTCTGTGATCTGAATACCTCGTGACCTGATAACATCCAGGGTGCTCTGCTGTTTGCCCCAGACAACGAGACGCAAAACACAGCTCACCCGTTTTACGTGACTCGACTCTGTAGAATCGCTCCTCCGTGAAAAACCCGCGATCCTCAACGCTCACGTTAGGCACTACAGTAGGTTTCTCTACAGCCTTCTTTACGCCCTCGTCAAACGCGGAAAGGAATTGATCTAGTGTGACTTCGGGTTGTGGTCTCATTTTTTTTCGAACTCAATCACCCAAACCCAAGGGTTTTGTTTTAAAGATTCCGAACCATGGATCGATTCCCAAAGAACTTCAAATAGTTGTTTGCCAGTTAAACTTTCGTCCGCGTCTGGAATATCTCGCATGAATTTAATCCCCTCAGCCTCTGTGTCGGACTCTGATATATCCTGCAACCTCTCCACTCGAATATTCTTTATTTCTAATGTTATTCGAGATGCCTCTCGGGGCATGTGGATCGACGGTTTCCAGTAACTTTTTTCCGTCGGAAACCCGCCATAATCTGTCCATTCCCACCAGCCGTCGTCTGCTCGATAAATATAAACTGTGTCTTCATCAACCCTCTTATGAAAACGCCCAGGCCAGTTTTCAAGATTACTTACGTTTTGAGTTCTTCCAAATGTTTCTCTCACCCAAAGGTGATCGCCTGCAAGGCCGAGGGGGCATTTAACCCAAATACTTTGCTCTATGTTTTTGTTGACGAAGAGAACAAAAAACTTGTCGGTCAGGGTGATTGCGCTATTCGAAGTGGTAACAAACTCCCAGTTATCTGGATCTTTATTAATCTCCCTCAGTCCAGATAATCTTCGTGTTTGCGTTTTGTTTCCGTCCAAAATAGCTCGGACCATGTTGCTGGAAAACAAGATTGGTCGTTCTTTGATTGCTTGTTCTTTCATTTTTTATTCTTCTTAATCAATTTCCTTTCTTCGATGGGGTACCCATCGGAATTGCCTTGAACTATCTCAAAGTCGTCGTGAATTTTATCATCACAAATCACATTAAAATAGCTCGAATCTGGATTCAGAGGATAGGATAAATGCAGTATTCTTAATCCTATCCTCTTGTCCTTTCCGAGTTCAATGAAATCTAAAACGTATTTGTACATATAGAATTTCTTCCTTCTTGGACCAGTGAAATGGTAAAGTTTCAATGTGTCTCCCGGTTGAATAGCTCTGCCTGTTTTATCTAAGAAATCCATCCCCTATTTCCCTCTCCTCGCCAGTTCGGCACGCTCACTTTTCATTTTCTCATAGATTTCTGTAACGAGCGCTAACGTTGCTCCTCGTCTTGCAAAAATCTCGTATGTCCGTTCGATTCTATACCCATTGTTAAGATGCCAACGAATAGACACTCCCAATTGTTCGTTCGTCATGCTGCTGCTGGTCTTTTGAACTTGCATGGCTCCCCTTTGTCTTGTTTAGATTTTTTGAATGTTTCGTAAAATGATTTCGCATATGTAATTTTAGGGTTTGTCGAATTTGGATCGTAATACTCCTCCGGTGATTTTGCACTTAGGATAAACTGTTTTGTTGTCGGTGATATTTTTTGTGCCTGAATATAATCCTCGAAGTATTCAAAATCTGGTTGGTGATTAGTTTGTGTTGGTCGTTCCGAGGATGGCGGCTTTAGCGCGACTATAGTTGATTGTATTTTTTCGTAATAAGATTTTGCAGATGCAATTGTGATCGGAATCGGTTTCCAAAATTTAAGATCGTCTTTGAATTCCTTAGACTCTTTGATCCGTATAAGATTAGATACAACTTCTATAATCTTATCAGCCGAAAGACCAGAAGTCAGAAACCAATTTAAAGCAGAGGTTTCTTTTCCAACAGTATGAACGTATTCGATATTCCTCGAAGCGAGAAGCTCCTTTGTTTTTTCATAAACGTTTACAAATGTAATAGTTTCAGAAGAAACCTCTTTTTCTTTCTTTGTACTATCTAGTTTATTATCCCCTTTAATATCTGCTCCACATTTTGTGGAGTGCATGCACTCTATATTTTGTGGACCCCACTCTACTTTTTGTGGGGGGTCTTCCACATTTTGTGGACCCGGGTCTATATTTTGTGGAGTGGGTTTGATGATTCGAACGTTAGAAAAAATAAACCGACTTGTCCCGTTTTTTGTTTTTAAAAGCCTGACTGTTATCGCACCCTTTTTTGCTAACCTTGAGATAGAGGCCGAAATGGCTTTTTCAGCTTTCGTTTTTTCCGCCAAAAGTTTTTCAGAATCTTTTTCGTACGGGTTATACCTCTCTAATAGTCTCGCAAAATAATCGTTAGTTGCAGTACACCCTTCCTTCCGATTACTAAGATTGTGAATCAGCGAAAAAATTATTTTCTCTCCGTCTGTCAGTCCGAATCCGTTAACAACATTAAAATCAACAACAGCATAAGAAGATCCCTCGGGCCGATTGGGACGTGGAACTCTACGAGGAACGGCATTCATACAACACACTCTGTATTTTGCATAGGCGAAGTCAGATAGAGAGTGTTATTTAAATAACGATCAAGATCATCCAGACTATCTGTTACAAAAACAACAGAGTTGTTTTTTTTGATTATAATCTGATCACTAATATTTATTGTTATACTACTACAAAGATCAACGTGATGAAATTCCATTGTCCGGAATGTTAATGCCATCTTCGTATATACAGTTCCAACAAAATTCCATTCGTTCGGCCTAACTTGTTTAAATTTATGTTTTTGTAATATACTATTTATGTGTTCGTTTTGCGTATCCGCAATCATGATAATTATCCCTTCCTCTCACTGTCCTTTATGTCGCCTTGTCGGATCCAAAAAAGAAACCGGTTTTGTATTTTTAGCTTTATCAGTAGAGTTTGCAGCCTTTAAAGCGGCGTCCTCTTGTGTTAAATAACTTTTGCGTATGTGACTCCACTTTTGTATAAGATCGTCAGCATCATAATCTTCTGATCTACCGTGTAACCACTGCAAAAAGTAAAACACCGATACAACGGAAATTGCAGTTAATCCGATCAAAAATTTTAAGCCGGTTTCCATAGTTTGATTAAAGTCCTTATGCATATAGAGCAAACTACGGAAGACCCAGATACACATGCCAGCGCAAGACTATACCACACGGTTAGTATTGCGTATTGTTTGAGTATTATAAAATCGTAATAGTATAGCTCAAAATTCATAGTATCACCAATCCGCTTTTTCGCCGAAAAAATGAGTCGATACGAGATCAAGTGTTACTATTTTTTCATTCTTTTCAGCGAAAACGTCGATCACCTTACCTGACTCAGATCCAGAAGCTGTGCCGAATTCTACAATTGCTTCTGGATTACATTTCTCTAGTTTCTTAATTAATGTTTTAACTTTCATAATTCCTCTTTTATTCCTTTTGGATTTTCGGAGAGCCTATAAGGTTTAGTAGACATTTCGTCGTTAAGCTCCATATAGGATCCGAGCTTGCCCATGGTCTAGAATGGTGGGTGCTACCCAAAATTAGCTCGCTAATCTCCGACAATCCAAAAGTGCAGCGAACCTCATCCCTCAGCCTCCTCGGGATTCAACCTAGAGGAAAGAAATGATTCCTTTTTGCCGGTTGTTCTGAAGAATATCGTATCCCCTACAAAAGTCCGCGATACTCCCAGCTTTTTAGCAATTTTGTTCACCTCGCGATAGAACGAGTTATCTGGAACCTCTCCCAGAGCATCGTAAAGTTTTAGGATCGTTTCCCGAATTTCGTTTTCGTTTTCCATCTATGCCACCTTCCCAAATGTCCAAATCTTCCGAGCGATTTCCTTCTCTTCATCGTCCCAAAGAAATGAATCGTAGTTTGGAAACACGAACTCGATAATTTCCTCAACCGTACTTGTATTCATCAACAGTCGGCGGATTGATCTTGCTGCCATTCGATAATCGTCAACAAGTCTTTCGGCTTCTTGAAGTTTCATATCGAATATTCTAATTCCTCCATGCGATTTATTTTTCGTGGGCCGTGAAAGATAAACAATCTGAGCGTCCGAGTTGGTAGCTACGCACTGCAATGCCACCTGTCTACGCACAGAATCTTTTAACTCGGTTGGAATTTGTTTCGAGGTTTTGAGTTCAATTATCCCCACTCCGTCGAGATAGAAATCGATGTAGCCGATTGCGCGGACTTCTATTCCGAGATCGTAATCAAATCGTCTTTGAAACGAAGCCCGTGGAAACGCTTTAAAAAAATCAAATCCAGCGCGAATGGAAGGCTCTATAAATTCGAACTCCTTTTCCCGCTTCTCGGAATAATTTTCCGAAACCTCACCGTCTCTGCTCGTCAGCCAGTTTTTTTCCTCTTGTTCGAAAACTTTAATTCCGGTGGAGATTGCATTTTCAAGAGTATATTCCTGGCCTCCGTCATTTGCGAGGATGATGTTTTTCATCGCATTCTCGATCGCGTTGCCTCGCCACATTGCAGGGCTGGTAGTTTTGATTTTTAGAATATATTTCATGACCCATTTTGCAGGGTCATTGATATATTCGTTTAAGGAGCTAGCGGACAAGTGCTCAATGCCATACTGGTCCAGCTTCTCACGGAGTTTTTCAGATCGTCTGATTTTAGGATAATTCGGAATCATTAGAATAAATCCTCCTCGTCATCACTGACAGCCGGCTTTGTTCCTGCCCCTACTCCAGCGAGTTCAGTGGCCGTTCCATTGACAGGTTTTTCCGAGTTGGTTTTAGGCGAACTCGCTGGAGGCGTTAAATCGATCGGTTGTCCAGCCTGCTGCTTTTTATAACTACCGACTGGAACGTAGAGATACGTGCCGTCGATCTTGAGTATCTCAACTCCAAAATTCGAGATAAACGTCGCTTTACCGTTAGTCTTAAAAAACGCTTCCTTGTGTTCTTTTGAGGCCGGTTTTCCGATAGGAGTTTCGGGCGATACTTCAGTAGGTTTAGTTGTATTAGATTTTTTTGAAGTTTCGGCTGAGGGATTCGCGTCCGATGCCGGAACTTCTTCAGCCGGTGTAGTCAATAGATTTTCGTCTATTAATACTACAACATGCGCAAATGCAGATCTACAAGCCCGTGAAATCGCTCGGGTTTGGGCCATTGCTCTTTTTGCGTATTCTGGCCTACCACTCCAAGAACTTTCGTCGTCACCAACGAAGCCCTCTGCCTCGGCAATCACGACACCATCTGATCGCCTACGGATCTGACCAATTGCGCGAAATCCACCCTCGACTCTCTCTACAGATCCAGACGAGGCCGCACAACCGTGAGCGTTACATATTGCCTGCCAACCCTCAACTCTAATGTATTTTTTACCCTGGATTTCTTGCACGGTTCGGTTCACTATCTCACGACACGCACCAGCGACATCAGTCGCCCGACGCATCTGCTCAACAGGATTATCTGCTCTTACAATTGAATTTTCTTCCATCACACCACCGCCTTGAAGCCGTACGATTTTTTGATGTCCTGAAGTACGTCCGCCATCGCATCCGTCTCGGCCCTCAGCGTATGAAGGAGGTCATCACGCTCTTTGACTTGCCCTTTGAGATACCTGATTGTCTGTCTGTAACTCGCAAACAATGCACGGAGACGTGCACGAGATTCTTTTACGTTTTGCTTTTGTTTTTCCACGGTGCGCATAACGTCATCAAGTGAGTCCTCGATAAGCTGATTGTCTTCGTCGGTTAACTGGATTTCGCTTATACGTTCACTCGCATCAATCCAGTTACGGACAGCCTGCACGTCTTGAGATAGTTGGACGATATTACGTAGTGCGTCCATTTGGTGGTCTGTGTCGGGGTTCACGCTGCACCTCCTAAGTTGTATGAGGTGCAGAATGTTGCACATTGTGCAACATTGTCAAGGAATAAATTTACACTTTGTGCAGTTTTGTTATTGCTTCGGCTAAAGTTAGGAGTCCATCCATTCCAGGAGGACGGCCTGTGTTGTTTACAAGATGGGATATTCGTGATCCGGGAATGCCGGTTTGTTGAGTAAGTAAAGCTGTGTTCCCGCGTTTCGCCCGCACAAACTCTCGAATGTATTCTATTAACGCTTCGCGGTGTTCTTGCTCCGAATCCACACACTTCCGTCTGTGTTCGATAATTTGTTTTATCGTCTCTTTCTTCGACATGTCTCCTATCCATTATCGGACTTTGTTTGATTTTTATCAATGCCTTCATGCGAACACCTCACTGGAATGCCTGGGAGTTGTGTGAACACATTGCATAAAAAAAGCAATTGTTGCGGGGTTGAATCCTTCGTTGCGTAAAATCTCGATCTGCTCTTTGTGGTTTGGTTTGTATCCGTTGCGGATCTCGAAACATTCGAGCGCAATTCGGGCACGGTCTGACAGGTGGTATCTTGGGGTCATAGGTATCTCCTAAATTTTTTGGTTGACCGCAAACAAAAGAGGAGATAAAAAACGCTTAGGTGTTAAACGTAAGTTTACCTCAGAGCCCGGTTGCCGCCGGGCTTTTTTATTTTTGGTTGGGTTATTGTGGGAATTAATATATAGAGATTCTAAATATTTGTCAAGGTAAAAATATTTAGTTATAGTATATTTCTGATGGCTTTGGCAAGCGTTAGGATGACGATCATACCCGAGGGAAATCCGTTTCCTCGTATGAGGTTCGATATTTTGGACTGAGGAATTCCGCTTTCTCTCGCAAGGAGAATTTGGTTTCCGCGTGCAGCATCCACAAATTCTCGGATATATTCTATCAACGCTTCCCGATCCGATTCTTCTGTATCGAGGCAAATTTCGCGTCTCGATATAATTTGATCGATCATTTCTTTTTTCGCGGCCATCTCTTAATTCCATTGTTATCACACTCATTAAATCTCTCAACACAAAGTTCACACTGCATGAGCGCACAAAGATGCGGCCATATTTTGGTTAAGGGTCGGGGTATTGTTGTGGGGAATATATTTAAAAATTAAATATTTGTCAAGATTTAAATATTTAAACTTTAAATTTTTTGAATTTCTTCGGCAAGAGCTATGATGACTTCCATTCCGGGCGATGGTCCTGCATTGCGTATTAGATTGGAGATTGTTGACTGACGAATGCCACTTGCTTCCGCTAAAAGTTTTTGATTTCCTCTTTTGGCATCGACAAACTTCCGGATATAATCGATTAGATATTCTTTCTCTTCGGCTTCCGACCGAAGACAATTCTTTCGGTTGGTTATCACATCGTGTATATTTTTCATCTCTCAATTCCATCTTTGCTATATCCCGTAAATCTCTCAAGTCCTTACTTCTTTCGCTTGTTTGGTTAAGGGTTGGGGTATTGTTGTGAGGGATTAAATATCCACAAGATGGATATAAGTCAAGTAAATAATATCCACTTACTGGATATTTTGTATTGTTTCGGCAAGCTTTATGATCGTATCCATTCCGGGTGAAAAGCTGCGCTCCCGTATTAAACTGGATATTTTGTTCTGAGGAATAGAGCTTGCTTCGGCTAAAAGTTTTTGATTCCCACGTTGCGAATCCACGAATTGACGAATATACTGAATAAGCATTTCTCGATCCGCCGCCTCTGTGTCCATATTTTGACGACGTCGCTTTATTGCTTCCGTTATCAATTTCTTTTCTATTGCCATCTCTCAATTCCATCTTTGCTATATCCCGTAAATCTCTCAAGTCCTTACTACTTTCTCTCTTACTTCCAGCGGCCTGAACCAATCGATCATGTACCGAAGGTAAGCACACTGATACAATGCCAGTACCCTACACAATGGCCGCTGTATTCCGTGCTTGTTGTACTGCCAAAAGTATTCAATTTTTTCTATCTCTCTGTTCTGCGAATTTTCCATCGTTGCCTCTGTGTGTCGGGAACCCACGAAGCGTTTTATGTTTTTCTAATATTGCTTAGCTTGCCTTGCGGCTCGGGCTTGGGGTTCTTCCGTGTTTGATTCCAAGATTCGTAAGATACTGAAGAACGACGGCATTTCGTTTTCTGCCTGCAACTGTTCCACGGACGACGTCGTACGAAATGCCCGTTTCGTGAGAAATCTCGTCATAAGTTTTATTTAAAAACTGCAGCTCCGTCTTAATCTCTTCACGGGACATAACGCCCTTTGGCCAAATTCGCCCTTGATTTTTTGCGACGCTCAATTTATCTCTCCTGTCAGTGCGTTGTGGTGCTTAATTGCTGGGATGACCATGTATTACACTGCAATATTTTGCAAGTAAATTTTATTAAAGAGAAATATTTATTTGAACACACCAGGCGAAAGAATCAAATACATACGAACAGAGGGAACCGGGCAAAAAATCAGCCAGGACGAATTTGCGAAATCGATTGGAATCAGTCAGGAGCTCTTAAGTCAGCTCGAGAATAATAAACGGGATTTGACTGATCGTATTACTATCGTAATCGAACTAAAGTATGGATTTAGAAAAGAGTGGACACACAAAGGAATAGGACCCGAAAAGAATACAACTCCTTTGAATGTAACAGAAGCAGAAAAAGAACTGATTGAAAAAGGGATCATACTATCCCGTAAGATTATTAATAATCCTACATTATGCGAGATTGCAGAGATACTTGTAAAGATACAGCCAGAAGACTTAAAGAAAATTAAGACAATTATTGAAACGTTTTTAAAGTAACAGTTGAAAGATTAGTAACATTTAGGAACGGACTCTCTCCACTTTGCCGTATAGGTCAGTGGCACAGTTTCCGCCCGAACTTTCGCTTCTTTCAGTAGCCTTAATTTCTCGTTCAAAAATTTGGGTTTTTTATTACGAATATATGATTCTATTGGCATATACTCCTCTAAACCGAAATGCATACATCGGATATTTGCCAAGTGCGGTTCGATTGACAAATAATATTCAAACCATCTCAGTTCATAAAAAGTAGACACCATACAGAATTGTCCGTTATCTTCTCTTTCATGGGATTCGACAAATGCCCCTTTTGATATGGCATATTGCAAAAACTCAAGCCCGTTTTTATTTACACTTATCCAAGTGAGAACAGATTGGCCATCGGCACTTAACTTCGAAAAATCAATTCTACTTTCAAATGGCTTCAGTTCATTTAAAGATTCCGATGTCGAGACAATATCAAAAAAAACAGGGACTGTCCAATTTTCTGAAAAACGTATACACGTGTTTAAATCGTACCCATTGTCTAAGAGAATTAGCATGCAATTAGGCGCATTCTTAAAATAGCGTGATAGCAAAAAAATATCAGATCCGTTTTCAATCGCGTTACTGGCTCCTGCTGCGATCAGTGCTTTCACGATTTTGCAATCGGTTTTCTTTGCGCTCGCTACCGCAAGAGAAATAGCAGGCCACCCATCTGAGTCCATGGAATCAACGAAAGCGCCCTGTTTTAAAAGGGACTCAACTTCAGCCACGCTTCCCTTTTTGACAGCTACTAAAAACTTAGTATGTATGTCGGGGGCGTCTGCAATCAAAGAAAAGGAGAAGGTAACAAATAAAGTAATTACTAGTTTCATAACAAATTTCACCGTTTCTATATACCTTTAGAAAGATACCACGCTTCACCTTTTGGTGTAAGTGAGTCTGTTTCTAAACTGTCAAAATATCAAATTCCTAAAAAATTTTCTTCTATATGCTATTATCTAATATTGGTTTTTGATCTGTGAGCGCTTTGAAAAATGTATCTATATCCTGAAGATCATCCGTTGAATAATCTTTATATTTTGTTTTAAATGAAATACTATTACCGTTTCGTTTGTAACTTTCTATATCCTCAAAGCTGATTTCAAAGAAAGGAGCTATGATTTTTTTGTTCGTTATTTTATAAATTTTTCTTCCTGGAGACGTCATCACCGTAATAAGAAAAAGAAAAATTCCTGCAATTGTCCCCAATGGAAAAATAAACATAAGTATAACTGACACAATTAACATAATAATTGATATGAGCGGAACCTTCCCTTTTGTTTCAAAGATCACTTTTTCATCCATTTTTATATTTCCTCGTTTTTCATAATAGATTTTATCGTTTTCTATATACTTTGCGGTATGGAGTCTAAGACATTTGACATTGTAGATACATTTGTATTTTGACGATTTAATTTAATTTTCATAGACTCTCGATATTCCCTTGCTTCAGCTGCTTTCGTAAATTGCACATCACCATTATGTTTTTTTACAATTTGCTCTATCTCATCCAGGGTAATTTCAAAAAATTCTTTTCGGTTGTTTACAAGGTTTACTCTTTTATGATCAAAGTTTTTATGAAGCAATTTTTCGAGTTCAGGCGCATTTTCAGAATAAACAATTGCGTGAACGTCAAATTCAAACGGAACAGACGCATCTCCTAATTCCTTTACACGGTCCATTGGATCTAATCGCCGTGTCATCCCCACCTTAAATACACTTTCTCCGAACGAACCTATATTAGATATTACATATACATGCCCTACTTTTGTTTGTTGGGCTAAAGATAAGGCTCTTTGTTTTGCGCTTTGTGCATTCTCTAATTCTTTTTGCAAAGCTTCCATTTTTGCTTGGACCAATTGCAACTGTTCGCCCTGGGCTTTTTCCAGTTCTTTTTTTGCCTGTTCCAAAGCCTTAGTGTATCGTTTTTCTTCGTCTTCTGAATCTCTTAACGCCTTTTCAATTTCTCTTTGAACCTTTTCTTCTTCACGAATTTGTTCTTGGATCCTCTTTTGTTCCTGTTTTTCTTGATAAATTTTATCTCTATATTCATGAGTAAGTTGTAATTCTTGTAGTTTTAACCTATAGTAATCGTTTGTAATTTTTATATAATGTGTTTCACCTAATTTATTTATCGCATCATGAACCTTAGCTATTCGTTCTTCCATTTTTGAGATATTATTCCAACGTACATCAGCGATCATTGCATCGCATTCGCCATTAAATGCACGGAGCATTAACTTAATATAATGTTTTGTTTGTTTTTTCCCTTCTGTGTAACTTCCGTTTACATGCCAAGCAACTGAAGCAGATGCTGCTGTCTCGGATTTAATCATCTCTTTACAAAATTCTCTTATCTCTAAAAGTGCTTCTTTATATTCGTCTGAAGTATCAAAGTCAAAATGAGGTTTATACAAACCGTGACTTATAATCTCAGACTTGTCTTCATAAATTGCGACTTCACGAATTAGGTTTTCAAATAATTGTCTTTTTTCTAAATAATCTTTTCTTAGTTGATCAATCTCTACTTGTATTTCATTCAGTTTGCGATTCCTTTCGCGTATCAAATCATCGGTCTCGTTAATGACATTTGACTTATGTTTTTCTAAATCAATAATATCTTTATACTTATTATATAGCTCATTGAATTGTTTTACTTTTTTGTAATAGAAATATAATAGAAACGGGAAACAGAATAGAACAAATAAAATTACGAGAGCAAAGAACGTAGACATAGATGTTTCCTGAATTTTGATTAGATGTTTTTATTAGATATATTTGCTAAAGTTGCAGTCCGAATCTCTTTCAATTCTTTAGTTTTGGCAAAATAAAACAACCTTGCCATAAACGTCAAATAATTTTGTTTAATAATAATTTATACGAAGAGACATAATATAAATTACAATCAGAAGGCTTGAAAATTACTTTATGTTTTTTAAAGTAGGTATGGTTTGAAAGATTATTTTATAAAATTGATTTCTTAATTATTTTTTTCTTAGATTCGATAAATGCTTTATACATTGCCAATTCCTCTGCATCAAGAACGCGCATTGGCCTCAGTGCAATATTATAGTAAAGGCAATATAACATTACTTTTTGTTTTGCTTCTTTACTATAATCCATATTATTAAAAAAAGTCTGGCTCTAAAATTTCTTTTCTTTCGTTTTTAAAACTTTCATGGGATCTTGTTTGTCCAATTGCAATAGTTATCAACAGACTAGGCGTTGCATGATTATCTATCAATCTTAAACACGCATCAAAAGTAGTTCCATGGGTTTTAATATCGTCAATCAAAATGACACACTTCCCATTCAACTCTTCAGTATGTCTTATCTCTAAATCACTAATATAATCTTCAATAGGAATTCTTTCTTTTTCTTTCTTAGACGATATTCTATGAATTCCTTCCACACATTTATATTTATTATCGGATTCACAAATGCGATTTACAAATATTATATTTCTATTGTCTCTATTTCTTTTCCTTAAAGGTGGTGCATCAAGATTTTTGTTTTTAGGTTGATTATTATAAAAAGGGTCATTTTTTGCTTTTGAAGATGGCACTGGTATTAAAATAGCATTTTGTTCATTATGTAACTCTAATATATGATCAAGAAATTTTTTCATTCCAGAAATAAAAAAGTCTATGGCATTAGATGTTCCTTCCTTGTAATTTAATATATTAGGGGAATATGTAAGATTACGATACTCCTCAACTGTCATAAATGGATTTTGTTTAGATTGTGTGACTGGAGTAAAGTATCTGGCTAGATAACCATATTTTATATTTTTATCATATACAGATTGCTCTGAAGATAAACTGAGTATATTAAAAGAATATACAGACATGAGTATCTTTTAAAGAATCTGCTTTAGATGGTTAGAACTTTCTGCGACTAACGCGCCACTATTGATAAATTTAGAAACCCAATCGTATTTTTGTTCGACAAGAGATTTTGAAAAAATTAACTTTTTATGCAGCCGTTTGCATTCTGCAGCTTGATGAATTACTCCAGAAGTTTCACCTGCTTCGACAACAATTGTTGCTTCGGTCATTAGTGCCATTAATCTATTTCGTCTAGGAAAAAGATAAGTCCCTTTCTCCTCATGTGGTAGATTCATTGATAGTATCAGTCCATTCTCTGAAATTTCTTCTGCTAAAAATTTATTTTCTGCAGGATAAATCTTATGTATTGGTGTACCTAAAACTGCAATAGTCGAGCCCTTGGCTACTAAAGCGGTTGAATGTGCTACGGAATCAATACCCTTTGCAAGACCTGATACTACTACAAATCCAAGTTTTATAACTGCTTCTGTAATTGCTGCAGCGGTCTCTTGACCCTTTTTAGATGGATTGCGGGTGCCGACAATCGAAACTGCACGTCTACGCAAAAGTGTAGAATCGCCTTTGTAAAAAAGTGGAATTGCACCAGATGATTTAGAATTATTTAATACAGAATCAAAAGCAAAACGTGTAACTTTTGCATCGATACGAAAAAGATAATCATAATATTCTTTTTCAAGGGCTTCTTGTTCTAATTCTTCTTTTGATTTTTGAAAATCAAAAAGCAAACGCTCACCAGATGAACGGTTTGAATTACGTTTTCTTGCGGTTGCCATTGTGCCCATCATAATACATAAAACTATATTTGCTACATGTTATCACAAATATAGGACAATTTAACAATGGCAAATGATACAATACTATGCCTTTTATGTCACTTATTTTTTAATTAGGAATTCAGAATGAGTCGCAAATCTTCCTATTAGTACAGCAGGATAAACCTTGTGCCGAAACTTGGTAACTACACAAAGAGAAGATTATTTTTGTTTGTTTTTTTCTGAGAGTGCGTCGTACATTTTTCTTTGTTGCTCAGAAATGGATAAAGTTGGGCGCTCCGTTGAATCTGCTCGTTCAATAAAGCGTTTTGCGGCCTCACCTTGGTATCTTTTGAATTGGTGTTGCAGCCATTGTTTTCGTTTCCTCAGTAATCAGTATTTATATATCGGTTGAATTATTCGAAAATCAACGTTTTCGTCTGCAAGAATATTAACTTGCAAGTAAACTTTCTCGTGATATGACTTCGCTAGAGTAAGATAGACATGCTAAAATATCATCTCTTACAATACCAGGAGTTGCGGTTAGAATCTCTTCAATTGACAATCCTTCTCCCAATCTTTCAAGGATAAGTTCTACGGTAATCCGCGTTCCTTTTATCACCGGTTTTCCCAGCATGACATTTGGATTGGCACTTAATCTATTTTTATAATCCATGTCTCAAAAATAGATTAAATTTGGTTTTTGTCAAGAACTCACTAAAGGCTTTGAAATTTTCGAAAAAGAAAGCACTAGTTGTTCAGTTTCTTTTTATTGTAAATTATACAACCGATACAGCCGCATTCATTTCTTGTATCGCGTTGTACTGAATATTTTTTATTGGACCGTTGTAAATAGCGCGAACTTTTACTCTGAAGTTTTGATAGCCTTTCGAAATTCCTTCAGCAGCAAACGTCTGAAAACGCATTATAGAATAAACTATGCCGACTGAAGAGGTAAACAACAATAAAAAGAACGATTTAAACACAAGATGAGATATTACAATTCTCTCATATTCTTCAAGTAGCGGCTTAAAGTTTGCTTGAGCAACAGGATCAAGTTTTTTAAAACCTTGGTCCAACTCTAGTCTCAGACTAGAAAATACTTCGTATCTACTCATAAACAAGTTTACCAAAAATACAAATATTAAATACCGCAAAAAACTGATCCGATGTGTGAACCGAATCGTTCCGTTAATTATTGCTTCGAAACTTTGATAAGCTGGATCTGAAAAATTTATTCCAATTTGTCGCCCTAAATCGAATAACCTGTCACGAAGTTTAAATAGATCTTCGCGGGTACGATCGACCATATAACCCTTCCAAAGGGCATTCCAAAAAAAAAATAAAAGACCAATTGTTAAAAACAACATCAACCCGTAGATCACATTTTCCACCAATCTATCTTCCTTTTTTTAATGCTGTAATTATTAACTTAAGGATGTTATTAATCGTCCACCGAATCATCACCGTCATACGATTTATTGATACTCTTTTCGTATATAAATGCAGCAACAAGAGCCACAAGCGGGGTTAATACAAGAGATAATCCCCAACCAGAGTTTGGGTCATTATAAATTAAAACTCCTCCGACACTAATTACTAATAAACAAACTCCTCCTCCAAAATATAACCCTTTCTCCTGTAGATCAAAAGACTTTTGAATAATATACTGCTCATTTTTTGTCCTATGATCTAATTGTTTTTCGGCCATTGCTACTATTCGATCCGCCAAACCTGGTAATATTGACTCATATTTTTCCAACTTTTCTGGTGGTGGTAACGGGCCTTGATAAAATTCTGCAGAAGTAAAGCTATGCTTTACATTAGTGGTATTGTCTTTTAGTATAGGTGTGGGCTTTTGCTTCGGATTGAGTTCATCCATATTATTTGTGTTTTGATAATTTGATGTTTATTTCGTCGAATGCTCGGTTGAAATCTTTTCCAATCATTTCCATATCTTCTTTAAAAAACTCAGAATCCGATTTTTGGAAAATATCTTTTAGAGCGTGATCATCAATGTTCCCAAAAAAATCAAACGCACGACCCATTCCTACAACCAGCGCTTTGCTCTTTGATCTACCTAAATTAATATTTTTTTTCAAAAGTTTCATTATTCGATCTTTGATTCTTATTATCGGACCATATTTTTTAATGTCCAGATACAAAAAAATCAACTTTTTTTATGACAGTCAATGTATAACAGATCTTATTTTATTAAAAATATTATACCACAAATTCCTATGTGCAAAAAACACAAATCAGATCGAATTGCCTATAAATGTTTATGTCTTATAGAACACCAAATTAGATATGTATAGTTTAACCAGTATTCTGTTTAGCTGTAAACAAATATTAAGTTACGTTAATAGCTACTCAAAAAGGCGCCCAACTAATATTGAGATTAATGCCGGGTGCGTAATAACTGAATCATTGCTACACAAGACGCAAGTGCCGTCCCAAGTGGGCGGATAAGTATTTCTCTTTTTAAATTCACTTGGCACTCCCTCATTTATAGCACCACAATGGTCGCACTTAAATCTTATGTTTGGCCCGACAAGTCTCATAAGTTTGATTCCATTGTTATTTCTTTTGCTGTTTTTTGGATATGAGCCCCTATATCTACATCCTCTAAATATAACGCCCGAAATAATCCCCAAAGCCTCTTGTTAGTTTTTTCTAACTTGTATGCCAAGATCAGAAATTCAACCGGATCCACATATTTGTAAATTACAACAACCAACAATACGACCGTCCTACTAAATCTTGGCACAGGATCACCTAACTCAATAGTTGCGTTCGTAATCAAAGCGTTGCCTAGTAGAGCCGCAGCTGCAAAAAACAAACCTGCTATTGCGACACCGATAGCGGAATAAGGCGCGAGGAAAATCCCCCGTAAGGGCAAAACGTAAACAAATAAAACACAAATAGCTACAGCAATCAAAGTCCCGGTCGCGATCAATATAGCCTGTATCTTGTGTTGCTGATAGCGTCTAACCTCTAACCACAAAATACCCAAAGTACCTATAAAATAGGTGGCACAGTATATTATAAATATATGATATTTATATGTTGGCTTATACGCAAAATTGACTGTATCCAAAAGTTGCACAAATTGACGAGTAATAACACAATACAAAAAATACGTTATTAGTGCTGTGTTTATTGCAAGCCCTACCCTACTCTGTTTGTATTGAGGATTAAATAGACTTTTAACAAACCTAAAAAATAGATACGGAGTAAACAAGATCGGGATAAGTGTTAAGTGATGTAAAAATTCACGCAATTCCAACATCACGACATTGCGCGCACCCAAAATAAAAACCCAAGCACCAATGGATAATGCAAATAACAAAAACCATTTTTGAGAGGACTCGCTTTGAATCGAATTACGATAAACGTAGATCCCTAGCCAAAAAACAAAAAAAGAAACACAAACTGCTGTGATCATACCTATTTCCAACAACTTCACAAATGTTAAGTAATCTAAATCCGCTTTAAAAATATATCAAATTTTTCGCTCATTTTCGCTCTCCTGATCACCGAAAACATAATATTAACGTTTTGTTAATTTTGTCCCGAATTTGAGGCAAAAGTTTTGCAGAGTCAAATCAAAAATTAACAAAACGTTAATTTTTTAAAGCGACATAAATTTATATATGAGACATAAAGATAAAGGACAAAGCACAAGGCTCGAAATCATATTAGAGGAAACTAATTTGTTATCAAAAGAGCTGGCTGCGGCTTGCGATACTTTTCCCGAAGTAATCTCACTTTATTTATCAAATAAACGTGATATACCTTTTGACCTTGCTTATAAAATAATGCTTAATTACGGCTATTCACCATTCTGGCTAATCTTTGGAGACGGGGAAAAATTTGTTTCCAAAGACCTGCTTGAATCACTCACTCAAAATCAAATTGAAACGATTTACGAAATAGATCGGAATCGCGTATTTAATCGACGATTGGACGAATCTGGGTTTAGGCCACTGATCGAGCGGCTCTTAGAGTTAGACGAGAGGGAGCGTAAAATCTTCCTCTCTATTTTTGATCGGTTTTTTCCTGGAAGACCCCAATAATTTTATCAGTGTACCTTTCGCAATTATTCATAACAGAATTTTTATTTTTCTTAATCTCTTCAGCGAATTCTAAAAGTAAGTCTATTATCTTTTTTTTTAAAGCAGTCATCGTCGGGCCTCGGATTATCCGACGTATGCTTGAGGAATGTTCCGAGAAAATCCACGAACTTTACTTTTGCTACAATTGACACGCGATATTATGTATTAGGGTTTTTTAATGTGATGTATTGAGGTTTGGAAATAAATTAAGGCGCGTTTGGTTGTTCTAAATTAACTATGTAGACAATATTTTCTTTTCCGTTACAATTAAATTCCATAGTGAGATATACTATAGATTTATCCTCCAAAATGAATGCCTCCTCAAATTGTTTAGACCTTACTACGATTGGATTTAACTTTTTTATAAGATCAATATACGATTTTCTAAAGTTTCGGTCTTGCTCAATCATATTCCAATTTGATCGAATCATTGGATTTACGATTGTTCTCACTTCCACAATATATATATCTTTATATATTGGCTGTAAAATATTCTGATCGGTCTGGGAAAGACGAAACACTCTTTGGAGTCAAATGCATTAGTGCAGAATCTAACGCATCGGTTCCCATATAGTATTCTAAAAATTCTTTCTTTTCTTTTGTAAAAGTTTTATTAGCAATATCGATACCAATGTCTTTAGTAAATTGATAAGTCATATTCTCGTCTGGAATTAATTCATATGGAGTTTCGTATTTCAGGGGACCAGCTGTCAATGTAACAACATAGTCTTTAGAGATAGAGGCCATGACAAGAAGACGATGTTTCAGTGTATAGAGATCTCTTAAAAAAGGCAGGGAGTCAAAATGCAAAACAAATTCAACAGGGAGTTGTTTTGCATTTAAATGATGATTAAACCAATAAGCAAGAATATCTTTACTGCTCTCGTCTCCCCTCCATCTTTTATTGAGTTTACCAAGAACATAGATTATCAAAAGCGGAATTGAATTAAACCTATCGATATGCTCTAATAATAATTTTGAAAAATTATTTCTGTCATTAAGATTATAATAAACCATTCCTAATGCAGCAACATCTTGTTCGTCTGCCGTGCCGTTAGATAGTAATGATTCAAAAGTTTTTTTGTATCTCAACAAACTAAAATTATCCACAGAAGGTTCGTTTGAATAATACAAACGACCCAACGCCTCTTCGGAAAGTTTAGCTGTCTTGGCTGTGGAATGAGGTGTCATCATTATTCAAGTTTACCAGTATATATTTTTTTACGAAGGCTAAAAAATAACGGAACTGCCAATGTTTGTTTCGGAAGCAATCCCCCTACCCCATTAATTTAGACGGTACTCTCTCTATTTATCGCCTGTATCGGTAAGTCCATTACAACAATTTTGTTTATAAAAGTTGATACCAACAAACACTACGCAATTTATCAAATTGATAACGGCCTGTAAACAGTAATTTACTCAGTTTGTTTTGTCTTTGGTGTGGTAGGAATGAGACATATTACCGGTTAAAGGCGTATTGTCTAACTTAGATATACGCCCACAAATCTCTAGCAATTTATCGATATTAGATTTTCTGTGCCGCTTGGACTCGTAATACCGTCCGAGCATAATATCCAAGTATTGGTCACCACTACCGTGTTTTTGGATAAACGGTTCACTTGCAATTTGTTGGGACAATGATTGTTTTCCAAATTTTTCGCAAGCTTGATTAATATACGTAAGGCAAAACTTCTCAAGCTTTGCCTCTTGTGTTGTTATCATTGTATGAGTGATCATTGTAATAACCAGCCCAAACTTAGGCCAGTGTTTGGATTAGATTTTATTCTTCTTCGTCCAATCCCTCTGTAGCAAGTCGGCTCTCTCCGATATCGATTGTAGCGGTTTTCATTTTTTTATCCTCTTGGCTTTTGGGCATCACCCTTAACTTTTTGCCCAAGTGAGTGGATTGCTTGCGCAAAACCAGATGAAAGATCCAAGAAAAAAGCCCAGATTTTTGAAATCTTAGGCTCTCAAGATTTGTTTTGATACCAACTTAACATTATTCAAAAACGGAAAATTCTCCAGAAAATCCAGTAAAAAAGCTCCATAAATTAAATTTTTTGGAATATTAGAAAAAAGGTGCTTTACTATTTTACAGCACTGTGCGATAATCTTTTTATCACTGGTTTTTGATTTTGATGAAAAAGAATAAAAAAAACGCACTTCGTATATCGCGTCCAGGCACAAAATCTTCAATGCGTGGACTTCAAGTAGACACCGATTACGATGCGCAAAAAATAATCGAATTATATATTGGTGTCGAATCTAGACTCGCAAAAGTTTCAGCGATGATTGCAATTGGCAAACGTTTATTCAAAAAAAAACAGGAATTAAAACACGGGGAATTCCAAGATTGGGTCCACAAAAATTTCGTAGTTGATTCCAATAATCCTAAATATTTTTCCATTCGAGTTGCTCAACGATGCATTCAAGCGTATCAAAATAAGGATCAAATCGCAGATATTGACCTTATTGAGGCTGCCTATAAAAAAATCCTAAGTGAAAAAAATAAGATCTTTCAAAAAAAGATCGCGCAGTTCCAGAAGGAAATCGATCTACTTAAATAACGAAGAAGCGACAGCACTGTCGTTTCTTGACAAAATTTCCCAAATTCTTTTAGCATTTTTTAAAATTCGCTTTCATTAAATTGCATAATTTTAAATTTTTTTATTAATGTTAATATACGCAACTGCATCGCTCAAAGGCGGGGTTGGCAAAACAACCGACGCAATTTTCGTAGCTCAAGCCTATGTAGTGATTAATGGCTTTAAAGTCCTCTTGATAGATTTGGATCCAAATAATAATCTAACAGATTATTATTTGAGAAACGACAGTGTTGAGAATATAAATTCAAGAAATATCGGCCACGTGCTCGAAGGATCACTTTCTCTCTCTGACGTCATCCGTAAAACTGAATTCGGAATAGATATTGTCCCAGCAAATATTCGCTTAGCTCGTATTGCTCGGGATGTTTCGTCAGATCCAAGTGCAATTTTGAGATTTCAAAGTGCTCTTAAAAAACTTGATTATGATCTTGTGATTTTAGATACACCGCCATATTTATCTTTCACATTAACACTAGGAATATATGTTGCAGATAAAATCCTAGTTCCAGTATCTTTAAATAGATGGAGTTTACAGGGCCATGACGAGGTTTATGCGGAAATCGAAAGAATCACACAAGACAATCCAAAGCCAATCTTAAACATACCGTCTAAAATTAGTAAGGCCGATGCAGGCAAAGCTACTTATTTGGAAAAATATACATTCACAAAATCCTTTATTCAGAATTTAAAAGAAGTGGAAATGGCAGCAATGAACGGAGTCCCGTTAAATAAGGACGGAGCATCTTGGAAACAATTTTCAGAACTTGCTAAAGAGATTTTATAATGATTGATTCAGAAGAAGAAGAAAAGAAACGAAAAGCTATTCAAAAACAATACGCAAACATAGGACCAAGGCCCGGAACGATTATAAAAAAAAAACAAATCGTTCCTAAAGACACCGATACTCTCGCAAGCGAAATTCTAATACTTTATAAAGGCATTCTTACCAACTTATCCAATTCAGTTAAGAATGCGATTGAGATCGGAGAAAGATTAAATCGTCGAAAATTAGAATTGGAATATGGACTTTTTTCGGAATGGGTCGATAAAACATTTCCGTTCTCCTTACGGACCGCTCAAAGGTGGATGGAGGTCTCTCTTTCTTACGCAAACAAAGAATTTATTGTTACTGAAGATACGGACCTTAATGATATTTATGAAATGCTCAAAGAAAAGAAACGACTGGCTAGAGAAAAACTTATCACAGAAAATAAAGTAACTTATAACTATAAAGAACTTAGAATACGAAATAAAAAACGAATTCCACTAAGTAAAACTGAAAGTAAGGCTCTGTTATCTTATCTTACGGAAGCACAGAGCCTTATAAAAACCAAAGCAGAAAAAAAGATCGCGCAGTTCCAGAAGGAAATCGATCTACTTAAATAACGAAGAAACGACAGTGCTGTCGCTTCTTGACAAAATTTCCCGCATAATATAAAAAATAGTACCCAAAACCGTACGCCTGTTTTAGAGTAACAATAACATCTCGTCCAAGATTTGTTGCAAAGCCCGAGGGGAGGTTAGAGCCCCCAAGGGCATCCTTCCCAAAAGATCCCATAATAAATTATGTCTCATTTTTTGCTTGACATTTGTCTGGTACATGTTTCTAGTCCAAAATATCTTAGGCGACATAACTAAGATTTGGCCGCTCTAACTTTAGGCCGAAAGCAACAAATCGAGGACCATCCGAACAGGCTCCATGCCCAATCCATGCTCCCGATTTTTAACAGAGTAGGGTAAAAAACTCTTTTGCCGTGCGTCACCCGATTTATGTCCGCACCGCAAGAAAGGAAAAGAACGTGGAAGAAAACTACGTAGGCGAGTTTATACCTCGTGCCGTAATCAATACTAAACTCTCACGAGGACTTAGAGACCTCCTCGCAAAAATCACGTTACTAGATATTGCAGGTCGATGCGAGGGGAAGGGCGGCTGTTATGCAGGCAACGAATATCTTGCAACTTGTCTAGGTATCGCTACGACAACAGTTGCAAAATATATATCGCGATTACGTAAGGCTGGCTACATCGAGCAAGTGTCTTTCGACGGTCGTGTCAGAGTAATCCGGTCCACACTACACGACGCGGTTGTGAATGAGCGCGCACAGTATAAAATATCTAAGACAGCCTTAGCTAATAACCCTAGTCAGCCTAGGACAAATGGTCAGGACAGAGGGGTACAACAGGGTAGGGCAGCTTGGGACAATCGTTCCGTGGCTGTACGTACTAAAGAGGAGAATAAAAAAACATTAAACGTAAGCGGCCCGCAAAAAAATAAATTTGAACCTACCTGGAACGGATTACTCGATTGGTCCAAGGGACGAATTACTCCAAGCAGTTATAGGACTTTAGAAAATACTAAAGTGAATTTAAACTCTAATCAGTTAACAGTGTATTCTCCAGTCTCTAAATCTCTGAGTATTATAATTTCTAAATATTTTTCGGAAGAGGTAAAAAACAAAGTAGACGTCAAATTTTCTGAAGTTGGGGTAGGGGAGGTCAAAAATGTGGCTTAAGAAAATATTAATATAGGCCGAAAAGAAAAATTAAGTTCGAGGTAGATTTTACATGCGTATTTATGCAGTCGGCGAATTATATAGCAAGACGACAAAGTGGAAGGAGGGCAGCCGCTATCTTTGCAGACAAGGAATCCATGAGTTATTGTTATTTTATAAAAATCCGACGGAAAGAGAAATTAATGCCGTAAGAAAAGGAGAGGCTAAGTTTGCAAATACTGGGATTATCAAAGCACAGAGAGCACGGTCATTTTCAGAGGATTTTGCAAACAAGTTAGAAGAAGTAATTACAAGACAATTTGATAACAATTATAATCAAGTTTGGTATAATCAAAATCTTAAAAAGTTATATACAAAATATAAGACTACAGATATGGTTGTTAACATTAAAGTATATTCAGGCTTAAATACCTCTGATGCCGTTAG